GTCCTCGGCGAGCGTCAAGGCGGCGGCCACGCTCCTGATGGACGACTTCTTCCGCACGCTGCCTGTGGGCGGGCTGCAGATCGTCGCGGGCGGCGCGGGCAAAGTGCTGTTCCGAGCCATCGAGGCGAAGCTCGCGCAGATCTCGCCGTTCGTCGTCGAGGTGAGGGTGTCGCCAGAGCTCGACGTGTCGCTGGCCCCCGGGCAGGTCGCGGTGCCGGGCGCCTACAACTTCACCGTCGAGCAGGTACCGGGGCCATGAGCGCGCACCCGAACCTCAACCTGCGGCACGCGCTGCGCTCGTTCGTGCCGCCGTGGCTGTCGAATCGCCCGGCGACGCCGAAGAGCCCGGCGTTCACGAACGGGTACCGCTACCTGTACGCCGCAGCGGCCATGCTCGACGTCTTCATCGAGGTCGAGGTGCAGGGGCTGCGCGCCCGCTTCCCCGGTATCGGGACGCCGACGGCGCTTCCGCTGATCTCGCAGGACCGCCGCATCATCCGCGGCCTCACCGAGCCAGATGATGACTTCGCGCTCCGGCTCCGCGGCTGGCTCGATTCATGGAGGGTCGCGGGCAACGGCTACAACATGCTCGCGCAGCTCGCGCCGCTCTTCTCGCCCTCGACGGTGCCGATCCTGCGGCTCGTCACGAACACGGGGATCTGGCTGACGCTGAACACCGACGGCACGGTGACGCGGCAGGTGCTCAACAACTGGAATTGGGACGGCGTGACGGCCGACCGGTGGGCGCGCTGCTGGGTGATCATCTACTCGGGCGACGGCTACCCGTGGAGCGCCGAGGACGTCTGGGGCACGGGCACGTGGGGCGACGGACCGGGCACGTGGGGGATCACGGCCACGCGCGAGATGGTCCAGACGATCGAGGCCGTCGTGCAGCTGTGGAAGGCGGAGGTGACGCTCTACCCGACGACGATCATCGCGCTCGACAACGCCTCGTTCAACCCGTCGAGCCCAGAGCCCGACGGCACGTGGGGCAAGTTCTACAAGCTCGTCGGGGGCGTCCCCGTCCCGAGCCGGCTCGCCACGGCGCGCTACTTCGAAGGAGCACGCTAGATGTCGACCACCTACTTCGGCGACAACTCCACCGGCCTGATCGTCGCGACCACGCTCCCCGATGACGGGGACGTGCGCGACGTCGCGAGCGTCAACGTCTCGCTGCAGTCGATCCTCGACTCGATCGCCTCCCTCGCCTCGGGCACGGTCGATTTCGTCGGCGTGCACCGCTACAAGAGCGGCGCGTCGCTCGAGATCATCGGGTCGAACATCCTGCTGAGCGCGTCGGGCGGGACGGGCAGCTTCATCGAGATCGGCGACAACTGCGGCGCGGCGTTCGCCACGGGCAGCGTGCTCGCTGCGACGAACAGCGCGTGGACGTTCAACGCGGCCTGCACGGTGTCGTTCGCGGGCGCGTGGACGTGGGCGGGGGCGTCGTCGATCGACATGATCGGCCCGTCGCAGTTCAACATCCACACGTCGGCGGACCTGCACGCGAACAGCGGAGCCGGGATCCACATCGACTCGGGCGGGTTCCTCCAGATCGACGGGATCGGGAACGTCAACGCGACGGGCGAGCTCCACGTCAAGAGCGGCGGCCTGGCGACGGTCGAGCCGGGGGGGGTGCTGCGGCTCGAGGGCCCGGGGCTGAGCGGCGGGCTGCTGAACGTCTTCGGCGGGATCAGCGTGAAGGCGACCGGAGCGATCGCGTTCGAGACCAGCAGCAACCTCCTGTTCACGGGCGCCTTCGTCGCGGCGGACTCGGCGACGCAGATCGGACTGACGGACACGGTCGTGCTGGGGCGGGTAGTTTGCCAGGCGGCGATCGTGAAGAGCGGGAACGGCGCGTGGGGCGGTGATCGGATCGGTCACATCGCGCCGTCGTCGCAGACGGTGCAGTGCGCGCACTTCGACAAGGTCAGCTTCAACGCCGCGGTCACGACGAGCTTCACCCTCACGCTCGCGGACATGCCGTCGCCCGGAGACTGCCACCCGGTGACCATCTTCGTGGCGAACTCCGGCGGCGGCGGCATCGGCGCGAACGTGATCACGCTGCAGGACAGCGCGGCGACGGTCATCGGCGTGATCTCGGGCGCCGCGTTCGCCTGCTTCTCGGTCGTGCTGAACTACGAGCCTTCGGGGTCGCCTCGCTGGTCCGTTACGGGCGGAGGTGTCCTGTGAGCAACCCGTTCCTCGGATCGTGGCTCGATATCCTCCTGTACGGCTACCGCCAGGTTCAGGGCGGCGCCGCCAACGTGGCGCAGCGCTCCACCCTGAACTTCACGGGCGCCGGCGTATCGGTCGTCGACAACCCGACGACGGGCGCGACGGACGTGACCATCGGCAGCGGCGCGACGCTCGGCGGCGACGTCACTGGGGCCGCTGGCGCGAACACCGTGGTGGGCCTGACGCACGTCACCTCGGACCTCACCTTCGACGCGGTGGATCGGACCATTTCCCAGACCCCCTCCGCTGGCGACTCGACCACGCTCGAGATCTTCAACGGCGGCACGACGAACCCCTCTGGCGCCTCTGGGCGCGTCTACATCCACGGCGCGAGCGGCGGATTCGTTGGCGCCGTCGGGAGCGGCGTGACCATCGAGGGCGGCTTCTCGCAGGACCTCGCGGGGGGGATCGAGATCACGGGCGGCGACGCGGACGGCGGCGGCGGCACGGCTGGCTCGGTCACCATCGACGCAGGACATGCGACCACGGGCGCGACCACGGGCGACGTCTTCATCGGCACCGCGGACGCGAATTCCGTGACGATCGGGCGGAGCGGCCAGGCCATCAACATCTCCGGCAACCCTTTCATCGCCGGTACCGTGTCGATCACCAGCGGCGCCCTCGTGTGGGGCGCCTCGGTCACCGCGGCGGGCCTCTCGCAGACGATCCACGCGAGCGGCGCGGGGTCGAAGATGACGCTCGCGCCGCAGCACGGGCACACGAGCGGGACGCACCTCTCGGGCGACCTGTGGATCGACCTCGGGCCGCTCGTGTCGTCGGCGACGTCGAAGGTGAAGATCACCGACGGCACGAACAACTTCCTGGAGCTCGGCGTCGTCGGCGCCGCGGCCCTCATCGCTCCGCCGCAAACGACGGCCCCGGGCGCGATCGCGGCGAGCCTCCGTGCGGGACGTGGCTTCGCCGGATCGGCCGGCGCGCCTCTGACCATCGGCGGCGGGGCGGGCGGCACGACGAGCTCGGACATGCCCGGCTCGACGTTCGTCGACCTCGGGAGCCCCGTCTCGTTCGTCTCGGCGAAGCTCTCGCTCGTCGTCAGCGCGGTGAACGTCCTGGACATCTGGCAGACGGCCGCGGGCGCCGTGCAGATCGACGCCGGTACCAACTCGCTCACCCTCAACGGCACGACCCTCGCGCTCTTCGCCGGCACGCCGCGCGCGCAGCCATCCCGCGCCGGGCAGCTCACGGACAGCAGCGGCGGCACGAGCGGCGGGAACACCGTCGGCGTCGTGACCGACATTCCGACCGCCGCGAACGCCGTGGCCACGCTCACTGCGCGCCTCAACCTGCTCGAGGGCAAGATCAGCGCGGCGGGTACCGGGATCGGGGTGACCGCGTGACGGCCCGCAACGGCGGCGAGCGCGACGACGCGCCCGAGGCGACGTGTAGCAGCGATCCATCTCGCCCGTGGCCTGACGCCGAGGAGCGGATCCGCCGCGTGCCCGATGGGCCGATCCGCGAGGCCCTCTTCGAGGTGCTGACGCGGCAACGCGAGGGAATGGCCGTGCTCGTGCGCACCGTCGAGGCGAACGAAACGAACGCGCGGCACTTCGGGCTGACCGTTGCGTCGCTCGAGGGCGTACACGGCGAACTCAAGCGCGCTGCGATTCGCGCCGATCGTGTCGAGGGCAAGGTCGACGACCTCGCTGCGAACGTCGATCTGTTGATGGCGCTCACGCAGGGCACCGCCGCCGAGGTGGGCGTGTCGAAGAGCCTCATCGAGCAACATCACGAGGACGTGCGCCGCCTCAAGGCGCGCGCCGCGAGGCGAGACGCCGACGAGGCGCAGCTCCGCGCCGGTGTGACCGAGGCGCGCGCCGACGCGCGCCAGGCGAGGACGACGGCCGACGACACTAGCAAAACTGCAGCGCTCAGCGCCGCCGTGGCGCACGAGAAGGCCGCATCAGCGGCGCTCGACGCCGCGAAGGCGGAAACCAGGCTGGAGGTGGTCCGCGAGGCGCTCCGCTCCCACCACGACGACGACCGCGCGGAGGATGCTGCCCGCGCGGCGCGGCGCGCGGCCAAGCAAGCTCGCCGGTGGCAGATCTTCGCGGGCGTGCTCCTCGCGGTAATCGGCGCCGGGATCAGCCTCGGTGCTTGGTACGTCCAGAACCACGCGGCACCCAGCGCAGCGCCGGCAATCGGAGGCAAGTAGTCATGTTCACGATCGAAGATCTGTACCGCTTCGGCCCGTTCGCGATCGTCGCGCTGTGCCTCGGCGTCGGCAAGGTCATGTCCTCGTCGAAGTCGATCCCGAACTGGCTGATCCCCCCGGTGCTCTCCGGTCTCGGTCTCCTCTCCGGCTGCGCCGCCGCGGCCGCGAGCGGCGGGGATTGGCGGGCGTGGCTGACCAGCGCGCTCGTCGGCACGCTCTCGGGCGCCGGCGCGGTCGGCCTGCACCAAGCCGGGCGCTCGGTCTCCCGACAGGACACCGGCGCGCCGGGCGATGCGCCACACATGGGCCTGACGGCGCCCGGGGCAGGCGCCGGGACGGCACGCGGCCTGTACGCCGGCCTCGACGTCCTCGAGATGACCGTGAGCACGTCGGACATCGACCTGACCACGGCGGCAAACGTGGCGGGCCCGTGCCGGACGCTCCACGCGATCACCGGCGGGACCCTCGTCGTCGTGCCGGCCTCGAGCGGGGGCGCGACGAGGACCCTGGTGCTGTCCGCGGGCGAGACGCTCTCGCTGATGGTGTCGACCATCAAGAGCACGAACAGCGGATCGGGCGCGCTGCAACTCCGGGTGACGTGGTGAGCGCGCCCGAGATCGTGAGCGTCGATGTCACGGGCGCCGGGAACGATCGGCTCGTCGTCGTCGCCAGCGAGCCCGTGAACGTCGCGAACACCACCGGTCTCTCGATCGTCACGGACGGGGACCCGCGCACCATCACCAGCGGCTTCCGTCCAGGCGGCGGGGTCGCGGGCTCGGGCACCGACACGTTTCACCTGTCGCTCGACGGCGCGATCGCTGCCGAAGACTCATGGGAGCTCGACTACGACGCCACGAACACGATCAGCGCGCTCGACGGGACGCGCCTGCTCGCCGGATCCACGGTCGGCAACGGCGGCGGCCCGCCCGCTCCGGCCGCGGGGCCGATCGTGGAGGTCACGCACGCGTCCAGCACCACGACGATCGCCGTCGGGCAGAACATCAGGGTGTACGTCAGCGGAGGCGCGCCCCCGACGATCTACACGCCGCCGACCCCCGCCAACGGAGACAGGTTCACGATCACCGACGCGGACGGGCTCTTCGCCACGACGCCCTGCGTGCTCACGGCGAGTCCGGGCCAGGCCATCGAGGACCCCGCCACGCCAGGCTCCTACTCGGACGTGGCGGGGGACATGTCGCTCGAGGGCACGTCCGAGTCCGTCGCCTACGAGTTCATCGCGCTCCTGAGCCGCTGGAAGGTCGTCTGATGAAAACGCCTCGCCTGTACGCGCACGCGCGCCGTCTCCTCGCGCTCCTCGTCGTCCTCGCCTTCGGGTGCCAGGACGCGCCCCGCGCCGGGCCCAAGCTCGGCAGCTTCGTGCCGGAGCTGGTAGGTGATGCGGCAACGTTCTCGCCAGGCGCCATTGCGGCTACTCGAGTCGAAGCGGTCCTCGCAGCGCACCACACGGTGCGGCTGCTCGCTGGGACGTACACGCTCGACCGGCCGCTCGCGCTCACCGACGCGCACTCGACGTCGGCGATCGTGGGGCCAACCGCAGGCGGGCGCCCGCTCGCGACGATCGTTCCGGGGTGGGCAGCGCCAAGCACGGAGCTCGCGGATACGCCGAGCAACAGCTTCATCAACGCGACCGGGACCCTGGTCACGTCGGCTGTGAACACGTACCTGGAGACGACGGCGCTCGCTGGATCGCTGGCTCTCACGCTGCACGCGGCAGTCACGGTCGCCGCGGACACGTGGATGGTGGTCGAGGGGACGAACCCGCCAGGCGTCGATGAGGACCAGGGCTCGATGAGCTCGCCCGTCATCGCGCGCGAGCTCGTGCAGGTCGCCTCGAACGTGAGCGCCTCGGCGACCATCCCGCTCAAGTGGCCGACGAGCGTGCACCACAACGCGGGAGCCGGGCGCACCGTCAAGGGCGTGCGGCCGTTCGCTGGCTTCAAGTTCGAGGGTGTCGCCTTCGATCCGGGCAGCTTCTACATCGCGACGGGGCTCTCCATGGACTATGGCTACGGGCTCGACGTGTCGCACGTCGCCGGCGGCGGCTTCACGTTCGCGATGCTGCGCGCCAAGGCGTCGCAGCGCGTCGCCTTCTCCTCCCTCCACGACACGGGCGGCGGACACGGGATCGTCTACCTCGACAGCGTGCAGCACTTCACGATCCGAGACGTCACCAGCGAGCCGGGGCCGCGGTACCTGCAGCCGTACGGCGTCCCGCGCGCGAAACTCACCTACCGCACGCGCTGCACCGACGGCGCCGTCTCGCACGTGCACCTGCAGCACGGCGTCGCGGGCGTGCGCGATTGGGGCGCGCACAACGTCTCGCTGTCCGACGCGCTCATCGAGGACATGGACGGGACGTCGGTGATGCCCGCGTCGGTCACCGGGGGCGGCGGACGCGACCCGGAGAACACGACGGAGTTCGGTATCGGCATCGACGGGGGCGGCCCCTTCATCGACGACAACGCCGATTTCAGCGTCGGCAAGACCTACAGCGGCATCCGGCTCGTCAACCTGTTCGACACCGCGAGCGGGTCCGCCGGTACCGACGTCGAGAACAACGCCGCAGCCTCCTTCGCGTTCTTCTTCCACGACAGCCACCAGACGACGATCGCCGACGTGCAGATCGTCAACCTCGGCGCCGACGGCGTGTACCAGGCCGACAGCGACGGGGTCTACAGGCACCGCAACGGCATCATGTGCGCCGACTCGACCGGCACCGCCGGTCCGGTCCTGATCCGCGGGCTCCTTTACCCGCTCTTTTTCCAGGGCACCTGCGCGGTGGACTTCGCGCAGATCCACCTCGTCAACGCCGCGGGCGCCGGGACGAACGTCAACAGGATCGCGCTCAACTCGAGCGTTTCGCCGAGCATTCTCCGCCTGCATGGAGACGGGCCCACGGTCTTTTTCCCAGGCGCGTCATGGCCCGTCGACTGGTCGTTCACCGTCGACGAGTTCCGCGTCGACGCGAACGTTGGGCATGGTGTCGAGTTCGCCTACGCCGCGAGCGCGCTCAACGACTCGAACGGGTTCGCCTATGGCACCCCCTCGTCCGGCAACGGCGCCGTCTACACGGGGACCGGCGCGGCTGCTGGCGAGCGCCGCCTCGTCGCGCCCACCGCCGGCGACACCAGGCAGGCCGTGCTCGTCATGCAGGGCGGCCCCTTCAACGTGACCACGGGGATGCTGCCGGTCTCGACACGTGGCGGAAGCTGTGTCGTCGACATGGCCGCGAACCCCGGCGACATCCTCAAGTTCAGCGGGTCGAACCAGTTTCTGACGGTCGACAACGCGGCCCTCGTGCCCGTGGCGAAATTCACGGTCAAGCGCAAGATTGCGGCGGCGGGGGTCGCCGAGTGCCAGGCGCTTTGACCAAAGCAGCAGGATTCAACCAATGAACATGTTTCGGATCACCGCAATCGCCTTCGCTCTCTGCGGCTGCACGCACGCCGCGGAGCAGGCCATCGTTACCTCGCTCGAGGCCGCCTGCGTTCCGCTGCTCTCGCTCGAGACGCCCGCGGCCCCCGCGATCTGCGTCCCGGCGGACGTGCTCATCGAGGGCGTCGGCGCGTACATCGAAGCGCACGCCGGCAGCAAGCCCGCGCTCGCGCCAGGGCCGGAGGGCGCGACCGTGGTGCCCGGCGAGCTCTACGCGAAGCTCGCGGCGCACCCGGCGGTCATGGGCCGGAGGGTCACGCGCTGCCCGAAGTGCCCCGCATGTCCCATCGCGCCCGGCCGGGTGTCGCCGTGATCGCGCCCGGCATCGCGGTCGTCAACGCGTCGAGCATCGTCGGCGCGGAGGACGCGCGCCGCATGGTCGATGCGTGCGCCGAGCAGCTCACCGAGTTCTGCGCGGCATGGTCGAGGCTCCCGATCGCGCTCTCGCTGTACGGCGCCAAGAGCGACGTCCCGCCCGGGATGCCGCTGATCGTCCTCGTCGACTATGCGGACGACCCGGGGGCGCTCGCCTACCACACCGAGGAGGGCGACGGCGCCATCTCGGGGATCGTCGGCTGCCGCACGTGCATGGATGCCGGTGGCGGGATCCTCGCGGGCGGGCCGAGCATCTCGAGCGCGCTCTCGCACGAGGTCCTCGAGGCCGCCGTCGACCCGTTCGTCGATCTCTGGTGCGACGTCGACGGCCGGAAGTCGATCGCGTTCGAGGTCTGCGACCCGGTGCAGGATGAGAGCTACACGATCGCGGGCGTCGACGTCTCCTCGTACGTGCTGCCGGCCTGGTTCGATCAGCGCGCGCCGAAGGGGACGCGCTTCGACCGACAGGGGTCGCTCTCGGCGCCGTTCACGCGCACCGCCGGCGGCTACTACGTGCAACGCGTCGAGGGCCGCACGTCGCAGATCGGCGCGCGCGCGGCGCACAAGGCTCCAGGGGGACGCGGCGCCCAGCGGCTCGCGGCGACGGGGCAGGGGCTCCACGCCGACACGCTCGCCCAGCTCCGCACGCAGGCGCTCGAGCACGGCGCCGGCGTCGCCCAGATCCTCGCCGACCTCGTGCAGCGGGTGCAGGCCCCGAAGCGCGGCGCGAGGGCGTGATGGCCGCGTGGCTCCTCGCCCTGCTCCTCGCCGCCGTCCCGCCCGGGCTCGTCCCCGCGCGCGAGACGGAGGAGGCGGCGCGCGAGCGGTACGCGTCGATCGCGGAGGACCTCGCAGCGGTCACGACGTCGCGCACCGAGGCGTCGCTGCTGATCGCCGTGGCCGTGCACGAGAGCGGGCTCCGCCTGGACGTGGACCAGGGCCTGACCCGTGGGGGGGGGCGCGACGTCTGCCTCCTGCAACTCCGCTCGCCTCCTGCCGCTGCGCTGACCGACCGGCAGGCGTGCCTCCGCGCGGGGCTCCGCCTGGTGCGCGCGAGCTTGGCGGCGTGCCGGGCGGCGCCGGAGCGGGACCGGCTCGCGCAGTACGCGTCGGGCTCGTGCTCGGCGGGGCTGCGGGAGAGCCGCGCGATCATGGACAGCTGGCGGCGCCTGACGGGCGGGCGGGCGGCTTCGTGACCCGGCTCGGGCGTCGCGCTGCCGTGGTCGCGTTCGACCTGCTCGTGCTCAGCGTTCTGGTCGCCTTCATCACCCTGGGGTTCTGGATTCGATGAGCCGCGCGCAGAGGAAGTGAACATGAACGCGACCGACATCAGGGCCGAAGCCGAGAAGCGCCTCGCGGAGATCGCCACGCAGCGGACCGCGCTCGACACCGAGGAGGCGCAGCTGCGCGCGATGCTTGGCGCGCCTGCGGCGCCCGTCGCCGTGCCGTTCATCCCTCCGTGGTGGCTCGCGCCCGCCTTCCCGCCGCTTCAGCCAAACCCGTTCACGCCGTTCCTGCCCGAGTACCCGTGGCCGCTCACGTTCGACCCGTACCGGCCGAGCACCACGAGCGACAAGATCCGCATCACGTACGGTGACCCGCCCGGGAGCACCGGGGTGCTCTTCATCGCGCGCGACACGACGGCGTGCGTCAACGGCATCCCACAGGCCTTCACGTGGGTCGGCGAGACGCAGCCTTCGGCCGAGGACTACGCGCGCGCGCTCGATGCGCAGCGCGGCCAGGTCATCGGTGGGACGCAGTTCTACGCCGGCGGGAGCGCGCTGCAGTGATCGACCTCTCCGACGCCAGGCCCCTCCGCGAGAGCGAGGTGACCCCGTTCCTCCGCGCGGAGGCGCAGCACATCGAGGCGGACCCCGCGCGCTACCCGATCGGCTCCGTTGTCGACCTCGGCAACGGGATCGTGGCGCGCGTCGAGGTGCACACGTGGATCGGCGCGACCGGGGAGAAGCGCCCCGATGGCGTGCGCGGGACCGACCTCTGGCACGTCGGCCCGCACGCGCCGACGCAGGCGCCGCACGAGGTCCACGCGGAGGGGATCGACCTGTCGAACTACCAGCCGTCGGCGGACATGGACGCCGTCGCCGCGTCGGGCCGCTCGTTCGTCTACGTCCGCTCGGGGGACGGGCTCGCGCACGATGACACGAAGATGCTCGCGCACTACCAGCGCGCCGGCGTCGCGGGGCTCGCGCGCGGCTTCTACCACTACCTGCGCGCCAGCCGCTCGAGCTCGGACCAGGTCGCGCACTTCCTCGAGCGGTGCCAGGCGCTCGAGGACGCGTACGGCCGCGCCGAGCTCCCGCCATGCCTCGACGTCGAGACCGCGGACGGCGTGGACCTCCAGGGCGTCGCCGCGGGCGTCGCGCGCGCCGTCGAGTCGCTGGCCGCGATGGGGCGGAGGCCGCTGCTCTACACCATGCCCGGGTTCTGGGACACGCTCCCGCAGCCGCCGCTCTCGCACGTGCCCGAGCTCGCTGACCTGTGGGTCGCGCACTGGGACGTCCAGGCGCCGCGCATCCCCCGCGGGTGGACGAGGGCCGCGCTCTGGCAGTACAGCGCGACGGCGGTGGTGCCGGGCGTCGGCGGACGCATGGACGTGGACAGGTTCCCGGGCGGCGTGGCGGAGCTCCTGCTCTGGGGCGCCGGTGGCGGGCTGCCTGCGCTGACGGTCCCGCTCGTGCCGGACGGCCGGGCGCTGCAGCGGGCGCTGAACGCGGCGACGCCCAAGCCGGTGCCGCTCCTGGCCGTAGACGGCGACGTCGGGCGCCTCACCCGCGCCGCGCTCGAGGCGTACCGGGTCGCCCACGGGCTCGCCGACGACCGCGCCGTCTATGTCGCGCTGGGGCTCGCGTAGCTCTCGACGCGGCTCACGTTGCCCCCGGGCGGGTGGGCGAGGGCTCGCACGTCCACGCCGCGATGATCTCCGTCTCGTCGGGCTCGTCGCTCCCGATCGCGACTTCGACCCAGTGGTACGGCGTCGAGTCGTCATCGTACCGCTGCGCATCGAGCCATGCGACGAACGCAAAGCGCCGCGCGTCGCCTTCGTCCGACGCCTCCCATCCCTCTTTGCTCCCGTCGGGCAGCACGAAGAACGACCATACGCCGTTGAGCTTCGTCTCGAAGATCGGCGTTACGCCATCGCCGAAGATGGCTACGGCCTTCGCATGGGCTGGAGCGGCCCAGCGCTCGATATTCGTCGTCACGGCGATCGTGTGGTGCAGCATGTGTCCCATCTTGCTTCTCCTCGGCCTCGCGGCCCTACTCTACGCCGCCCCGGCAACCCACCGGCAACACGTGCCCCCAACCCCGCGCAGCTACACGCGGGCGCCTCGGCTTCCTAAACCGAAGGTCGCAAGTCCGATTCTTGCCGGGGGTGCCCTGTTTTGTAGGCTCTCGCATCGTGGGCCTCGTTCAGGTGTTGCCAGAGTGTTTCCCGGCGACGACCTCCGGCCTGTTTCTTCGGAAGAGCCGCACGTCGCGCGATGGCCACACACGGCGGAGACGCTTTCGTTCGCGCCGTCCCTCCTCAAGCGTCTTGATGTTCGTGACCGCCAGGTTGCCATCGATACGGACGAACCAGATCATCATCGCATCGTCTCCTTCCGGGTCGCCGCGTCCTGCTCCGCCCGCGCCCCCTGGAGCCGCTCCGGCGCCATGTGGGCGTAGCGCTCCGTTGTCGTGATCGAACGATGCCCGAGCATCTCCCGGACCTCTTCGAGCCGCCACGCGCGGCCCCACGTGCCCTGTACCAGGTGCGACCCGCACGTGTGCCGCAGGTCATGGAAGCGCACGCGGCGCGTGATGCCGGCGAGGCGCCGCACGCGCGGCCACCCCGCATCGAACCCCTCCGCGTGGCAGCCCGCGAGCCCGTCCTCGTCGGTCTCGGCGGGGAACACGAGCGCGGCGCCGATGCCGGGCTGCTCGCGGCGCCACGCCTCCAGGGCCTCGCGCGCCTGGCGGAACAGCGGCACGCGCCGGACGCGACCGCCCTTCGTGGGCCCGCGGTAGCTGCGCGCGACGACGATCTCGGGGCGCTCCGCGTCGAGGACGACGTCCATCCACCGCAGGCCCCACAGCTCGCCGCCGCGCAGGCCCGTGTAGATCGCCACGGTGTAGATCGCGCGCTGCTCGGGCCGCAGGCGCAGCGCGAGGACGCGATCGATCTCCGCCGCGGTGAGGTATGCCCACGTCTCGACGTCGGCGGCGCGGCGCGGGACCCGGACGCCCGTCGCCGGGTTCGCGCCGACGAGCCCCTCGTTCGCGGCGTCGCCGAGAGCGCGCCGGAGCAGCCCGAGCGCGTTGCGGATCGTCTGGGTCCCGAGCTTGCGGCCGAGGCCGGTGCGCTCCGTGACGCGTGCGCCGGGGCGGCCGGTCGTGCTCGTGCTCGTCGCCTCGGTCGCGAGGAGCTCCTTGACCCACCGGTGGACGTCAGTCCGCGCGATGCGACGCAGGGGGAAGGCGGCGAAGTGCGCGGTCGCGACGTGGGTCCTCCACGTGCTCGTGTCCTTGTCGGCCGCGCGGTGGATCCCGTCCGTTCCGCGCTCGCGGAGCCACCGCTCGCCGTACGCCGCGAGGGTGAGGCCGCGGCCGTCGGCGCGCGTGAGCAGGAGCGCCGCCTCGACGGCGCGGCTCGCGTCCTCAGGCGTCGGGTGCAGGCCCAGGCTCCGGCGCTTGCCATCGATCGTCGCGCGCGCGTGGAAGGTCACGCGGCCGTAGCGGTCGGCGTGGCGGGAAACTCCCGGGGGCAGCTTGGGCTTGGGCACCGTCATCGCCTCGCAGGGTACACGCCGGCGCGCTGGAGCCGCTTGGCGACCCGCTCGAGGTCCTCCGGGCGCGGCTTGCAGCGGGGCGCGCGAAGGCTTCCGCTTTCGCCGTCAGCGATGGTGGGCGTCGCCTCCGCTCCGACGGACGCATGGCCGAGCTCCGCGGCCACGGCCTCGTCCAGCGCCGCGAGCTCGCGGGCGACCTCCGCGCGACGGCGGAGCAGCCGTGCGGCGCGCGCGGTCACGAGACAAGCTCCAGCCCTGCCCGCACGTACCAGAGCCCCGTCCCCCGCTCCACATCCCCGGCGAGGGCCGGCGCCAGCTTCGTGTCCCACGCGAGGCGCGGCAGCCAACCGTTCGCGTTGACGTCGTAGACGGCGCCGTGGTCCACGGCGATCCAGTGCGTGTAGAGGTAGGCTGCGCGCTGCGGAACGCCGGGCTTGAGCCACGGCCCGTCCCATTGGATGAACGCGAGCCCGTGCGTCGGCATCGCGTGTGGCTCCGGCCAGTGCCCCTCAAGATCGCGCGGGGTGCTGTCCCAGCGCACGTCGCAGAGCGACAAGGCGTGACGCATGTCGGTCGGCGTCGTCCACGGCCGCGGGAACAGCCGACGAAGGTCGGCGACCTGGCACGCGAGAAGAGCGGCGAGCGCGGCGGGGCCGCAGCTGGCGCCCCATGCCTCGTGCTGCGCGTCCACGTCGGTCGGCACGTAGAAGCGGCCCGCCAGCCTCCAGGCGCGCGCGGTCACGGGCTGGGCCTCGTCGGACACCGCCACGGGTCGAGCGCGATGTACCCGCCGCATCCGCACGCGAGACGAAGCCCGCGCGCCTGGAGCCCCTCGAGCAGCACGCGGTGGCACTTCCGGCCCCATCCGCGGGACCGGATGAACTTGCGGCAGTCGAACTGCGTAACGTCGGCCCAGCACGCGGAGTTGGACAGCCACGGGCGGATCACGGTCATGATCCGCGTGCCGACCCCGGCGGGGAGCGTCTCGCGCATGAAGTCCGACGGGTTGACCACGGGGCCGGTCCGCGTCGCCTCGGACGCTTCGATGGCATCGGCGAGCTCGCGGAGGGCGGCAACCACGCGCGCGCTCACCGCCCCGCCCTCGCCTGCCCCAGCGCGATCCGCAGCGCGCGCGCCGCTGCCAAGAATCGCCGCTCCCTGCGCTCCGGCGCGTCGTGCCCTGCCGCAACCCGGGCCTCGATCTGCTGCGCGAGGTCCAGGGCCGCGTGCTCCAGCCGGGCGCGGGCCGCGGAGAGGGCGAGGAGGGCGTTCGCGCGCTGCTGGGTGGGCTCAGCCACGGGACGCCTCCGCGGGAATGAACGAGCGGCACTTGCAGAAGGTCGCCTTCTGCGCGGGTGTCGCGAAGCTCTGCCACGTCCCAGCGCCATCGCACCACGACCCACGCATGCCGCCATCGTGCATCTCATGCGTATGCCCGCACCGGCAGAGTTGACGATCGCGCTTCTCGGCAGCGCAGGCCGGGCCGCACTCGACGGGGCGGCTGACCGTCACGGCGCGGTCGATCACCACCGCGAACCCCTCAGCCTCCAGCGCGGCGAGCAGGTCGGGGCCAAGCAGGGCCGAGAGGCGGGCGCGGTCGGCGGGGGTCACGGCGTCCTCGTAGCGTAGTCGTCCGGCACCTCGAACAGCCCGAGCTCGCCCTTCCACGGCACGAACGGGAGCGCCTCCACGTCGGCGAGCACGAGCGCGAAGCCGCCCGCGTACCAGAGGTGCTGCTCTTCGCGCCAGAACTGCGCTCGCGGCTCGCCGTACGTGTCGAGGTCGCGAGCGGAGGCGATCACGCCGTCGATGCGCGCGCGCCCCACGATGCCGCCCCGCTCGATCCTGCCCGGGCGCACCCGCCCGCGCGCCTCGTCGAACATCGCGAGGAAGGCTGCCTCGTCCTCGTCGGGCACGCGGTCGAGCACGTCGTCCACGGCCGAGCCGAACTCCTCCAGGGTGCCGACGCCCTTCGACGCGTGGATCAAGATCGGCCCCCGGTACGCGCAGCCCTTCCAATCGCGGTTCTCCAGGCGCTTCCCGGCGTGCAGGATCGCCCAAGCCCACGGCTGGCGGATGCTGAGCGCTTTCACGACGTCCTCGCCGGGGCGGGGCGCTCCTTGACGGCCTTCTTCGCGTCCGCGAGGCGCTTCCTCGCGCGCTCCAGCTGCGCCTCGGCAGCCGTCACCTCGCGCGTCGCGTAGGTGACCTCGTTCTTGCGCAGGCAGTCGGGGCAGGTCGGAGTCGTCAACTTCCGCAGCCGATCCAGCGCCTCATCCTGCGCGTCATAGAACTCGCAAAGCGTGTATGCCTTCGCCCACGTGAAGACGTTGGTGCCCATCGTTCGGAAGCCGGGCTTACGCTTCCACACGCTGTAACCCCAGACGCAGACGTTCGGCCCCTCCGCGCCGACGGGGAGCAGCACGTGGTCGACCGTGTACGCGAGCAGCTTCACGCAGACGATCTGCGGCCAGGTGTGACTCCCGAAGACGACCCACAACGGCTTGCCGTGTCCGGCGGGATCCATGAACGAGGCGATCTTCATCGCCCCACCGCCGCCTTCGCCGCGAGCCACGCGCGGACCATCGCAGCCGCATCGGGGTCGGCCTCGACGTACTCGGCCCGCGCGTGCGCGTCGCACTTCCACAGCTTCTCGACGCCGCTGGCCGGGTCCTTCAGCGCCTTCCCTGGCGCGTCGCACAGCACGCCCGGCGACACCTCGGCGGCCTGGCAGCGGCCCACCAGGTCCGCCGCCACCGCGTCGGCGGCCTCCGCGAAGGCGCGCCAGCGCTCGTAGTCCTGCCCGCGCTCGAAGAGCAGCCGTTCCAGTGTCCTCAGCAACTCGTCGGCCGGCTGGACCGGCTGGAGCCCGAACGCCTCGTCTACGATCGTGGTGAGCTCGTCGAGGTAGCCGTTCGCCTGGTCGAGCGAGTGCCTGCACGCGTCCCGCTCCGCGCGGCTCGCGTCGAGGGCGGCGAGGAGGTCGCGGATGTCGCGCACGTCGTCGCTGGACGCGGTGAGCGGCCGGCTGTGGCGCTCGCGGATCTCCCGCTCCCGCTCCGGGGACAGCGCGCCGCTCACGACGCGGCCTCGAGCAGCTCGCCTTCGCCCTCGAGCACGTCGCCCTCCACGTCGTCGCCGGCCATCCACGGCGGCAGGTCGAGCGCGACCACGCTGTCCGTGTACCCGGGCCAGCAGTCGTTCTCCTCGCACGACCGGAGCCGCTCGAGCCAGAGCACGATCGCCTTCCGGCCCTCAGCGAGCATCGCCGGCGTGAGTTCGAGCACCACCACGCAGTGCGGCGGCGTCGCCTCGATCCCGATCAGCAGGTGGCGCCGCGGCGCGAACCCGTTCGCGCGCGCGCCCGTGTCCGCGAAGGCGAGCTGCGCGTGGTAGCTCATGCTGAGCGCCTGCGCGCTCCACCGCCGCGGCTCCGTCGTGTTGCACGTCTTGAGGTCCGCGAGCACCCCATCACGGTCGCGCAGGATGTCCACGCCCGCGGTCGCGCACTCGATGCCCGCGTCCGTCCACGCGAGCGGCACCTCGCAGCGGGCGCCCTCGAGGAGCTCCGCGAGCACGGGGGAGGCCAGCGCGGAGTCGGCGATGGCCTGCGCCTCGACCACCTCCGTCATGGTGATGATCTCCTCGCCCTTGTGCTCCGCGGCGAATTCCATCCATGCCTTGCCGCGGCGGTCGCCGTCCCAGATCGTGATCTCGTGCCCCGGGCGTGCTCCGAGGATGATCCGGTGCGCCACGGTGCCGATCCGCATCGCGCGGGTCGGCTGCCACGGGCGCTCGCAGGCCGTTTTGTAATGCGCCGGTGACCTACCGAAATTTTTGAGCTGGGAGAAGTGCACCCGCCCGTCGCTCGGATTTCGGACCTTCATGCGACCTCGTCTTCGGCCCACGTGTGGCCCTTCTTGACCTCGTAGATGCAGCCCGGTGAGACGCCGTGCTCGCGCGCGATCTCCGCCACCGGAGCCCCAGCCGCCAGACGCGCGCGAACCCGCGCGGCGGCGGCCTCGGAGAGCTTCGTGATGCGCCGATTACGAGTCTGTTGCTTCGGCGTTGCCCACCGGCAGTTTGTCGGCTCGTAGTTGCCCTCGTTGTCCTCGCGGTCGAGCGAGTGCTTCGCGCTGGGGCGCGGGCCGACGTCCAGCAGGAAGAGGTCGAAGGCCACCCAACGTTCGCAGACTCGGATGCCTCGCGCTCCGTAGTTCTTGAACTCGGGGCTGCGTTCGTTCGTGCACCGCTGGTGCATCGCGGACCACGCCGTGTACTCGGGGGAGCCAGATCGGCCGTGCGTTCTGGTCGTTTCGACCCGGCGACACCCGCACGAGACCGACGCTCCAGCCCGGAGTGCGGGCGTGGTCACTGGGCGCTCCACGCCGCAGTCGCAGCGACAGAGCCAGGCCGCACGACCGCGGGTGCCTGCGACAGGCGCGAGCGCAGTCCAGCGCCCGAAGCGCTGACCGGTAAGGTCGAGCCGGCGCAGGCTCACGGTCCCTCGTGCGCGTCGCCGCGCTGGAACGCCTCGTCCTGCGCCGCTCGGATCTCCGGGTCGACGGGACGGTCCTCGATGACCTCCGCGGGTCCGCCAGGCTTCTTGGGACGCACCCGGATCCCCTTGATCGTCCCGCCCGTCGGAGAGCGCACGTCGGTCTGGTAGAGCGTCACGCTCCGGCCGACCCACTGCGTGAAGTCCGCGGAGTAGAGCCCTTCGATCACCTCGCAGTTGGTGCTGTTCGCGACCATGGCCTTCCGCGCGCCCTTGAATCGGATCACCGCCTTGCGCTTGCCCTTCGGCGTTTCCTTCGTCTTCAGGAGTTCGGAGCGCACGGAGGCGATCTCGAGCGTGAAGTCGCGCGGCTTGCCGTCCGGCCCGACGAGGTCCCAGGCGCCCAAGAAGTCCTTGTCGATCAGCGATCGCCAGTTCGGCACGTTCCACGTCCTTCCGCGCGCTCGTCGCGCCCCACATCCACGACCCGCCGCTCCCGCTCCCCGGGCGGCATCACGTCCCGCACGGGCTGCCCGCGCCAGACGCACCAGGCGACCGACGCGCGCAGCGCCACGACGAGGTCCGGCTCGTTCGAGTTGTCGTTCACGCGATCACCGGGACTTCGGGGGTGGGCTCGTATGGGTCCGGGATCGTCTCCCCGAACCACTCCGCGGCGTCGCGGATCGCCTGACGACCGAACGCCTTGTGGAGGAATGCCGATGCCGTGGGCGCGTCACCGGCGAGCTTCAGGTATTCGTTGAACGTCTCGACGATCCGGCGATTCTTCGCCGCCTCGTCGCGCTGCGTGTGCCAGTCGCTCCACATGCCCGCGAGGGCCTCGGTCTCCTTCTTGACCGCCTCCTCGTAGCCGCGCTGGGCCTTCTCGTTCGCCTCGGCCGCAGCCTGCGCCTCCGCGAACGCGGAGCGGTGCGCTTCTGCCGTCGCCTTGCTCGGCAGGTCGACCGTCCGGATCGTCGGTCCAACGGACCCGAAATACTCGATCGAGCCCTGCCTCCAGTCGCGCTCAGCCACGTACATCCCCGACCGCACAGCCGCAGCCGCAGCCTCCTGGGTCGCGAACATCACGCCGCCGTGGTCGGGGCCGACGGCGTAAAAGGTCGTCTTCGCGACCTCGGGGGCCGGCTTGACGAAGGTGGGGGGCTGGCGCGCGCGCACCACGCCGATGCGCATGAGCTCGATCGCGACGAACGCCTCCACCTGTCCGCGCTCGAGTTCCGACCGCTCCCGCTCGCTGAGATCCCAATACGTCTTCACGCAGCCCTCTCCTTCGCCGCCCGCGCGGCCATGATCTCCCGCTCGACGCGTCGCACCCGCGCGCGCCACCGCCGCGTCTCCGCGGCCCCGTCGTCGATCCCCCGCTCGAGAGCGGCATCGCGCTCCATCGCGAACGGGTCGATCGCGTACTCCAGCGCGACGATGCCCCGGGCGCGCGTGTACGGCTCGCCGAACTGCTCCTCGAACGCGTCGCGCAGGTCGTTCATCGCCTCGCTGACGTGCCCCGCGTTGCAACCGGCGAGGGCTCCGCGCACCGTCGCGCGCCACGCCGTCTCGTCGAGCGCGTGGGCGCGTGCGATGGCCAGCGCGAAACGGAGCGCGGCATCGCGCGAGGTCGTGCGCGGGCCCGAGTCGGGCGCCTGGAGGATCGCTTCGGTCAGGTTCGCGCGGCCGCGGTCGGGGCTCTGCGCGGGGCTACTCGTCGTCATCGTCGTCCTCCAGGTCGCTCAGGAAGGGTCCGCATACGCACGCGTCGCCGCAGAGCGCGCCGCACTGGCACGGCGCCACGAACAGCGCGGGGCCGGGTGGGGTGACGTCGAGCAGGGGCAGCTGCTGGGAGGGGGTCATCGCGGCACCGGCGCGCCGAGCAGCCCCGGGCAGGTACACGCGAGCCCGGCCTTGACCAGTTGGTGCAGCGTTTGGATTTCGTCGGCGAGCGCGGTGCACAGCTGAGCCATGGCGTGCGCGAGCGCGTGACGGCTCAAGTTCGGCTCGTCGAGCAGGTGGCCGATCCGTTCGATAACCTCCTCGCTGCGCAGGCTCGGCTTGTCGCTCGGGCCACACGAGAGCTTGGAGACCTCGAGGAGCAACGCGGAGAACCGGGCGCGCTCGGCGACGATCGCGGCGCGCAGCTGCGCACGCTCGCGCATGTGGTGCTCGCTCTCGGATTCGAGCAGCTTCTGCGCGCGCTGGGCGCCACGCCGGAGATCCGCGACGAGTCCACGCAGATCCATGCCGGCGTCGGCAGCGTCAAGGGCGGCGGAGTGCTCGCGGTCCTGGCGCTCAAGCGCCGAGAGCGGGTCCGTCATCGCGAACGCGAACGGGCCTTCGTCGAGGTCCGGGGGCTGCGTCTCGCCGCTCACCCCGCACCCCGGCTCTGCACCTGAGCCCGCCGGGCCTCGACGAGCGTCCGCCCGAGCGCGAGCAGGTACCGCACGGTGGCGGGGTCGGCGCAGCGCCACGCGTGCTCCGGCGTGAGCGGCAGATGGCGGGGACGGACCGGCGCGCTGGGCGACGGCTGCACCGGGGCGGGGGCGGGGGTCACTTGGACACCGCCTTCTCGAGCGGCTCCCCGAACGCGTCGAACAGCTCGTCCATGTGCGCGAGCAGCTTCGCTTCGCGGTACATGAGCTCCGGCTCCACGTTGTCGAACTGGACGACGTAGCCGGGCTTTCCCTGACCCATCGCGTAGCCGAACTCCCACGACGCCGAGCGGCCCGACGGCAGCACGAGGACGACGACGTCGCACCCGCGGAGGGCCGCGATGTCGTGCGCATAGCCCTCCTTTGCGATCGGGTGCTGAAGCGCCGCCCGGTACTGCTCCGGCGTCCACGTCTTCCAGTTCGGATCGATCTCCGACCACCGGAAGCCGCTGTTGCCCGGCGCCGGGGCGCGGAAGTCGTAAACGTCGTGCCCGCAGCGACGAAGCGCGTGCACGATCCCGGGCTGCAACATGTTGCGCCACGACGACGCGACGTAGATCCTCACCGTCCACCTCCCACGATCTGCGCGTGCGCCGCGTCGTCCCAGAGCGTCACCGCCTCGCGCAGCACCCGCAGCTGCTCCGCGTTCACGACGAGCGCGACCTCCGCGCCGTCGCGCTTCCTCGACTCGCTCACGACCCCGCGCAGCAGCGCGCGCGCCATCCGAGCCACGCTCGCCTGCGCGGCGGCCACGGGGTCGGGTGCCGTGCGCTGCGGGTCGCCGTCCGCCGGGGGGCGCAGCCGCGCCGAGACCGCGTCGAGCTTGGCCTGCAGCGCCTCCGCGGCCACCACGTGGCTGGGGTCGACCGGCCGCATCTTCGACAGGTCCGGCGGGACCCGCTCCGGGAAGTCCTCGTCGCCCAGCACGACGGGACCGTTCGGCCCGCCGAGCACGACAGCGCCGGCACCCGGGTAGCAGTCGGGGCATTCGCGCGGGTAACCAGTGTAACCGTGCTCGCAGACCGGCACGCCAGCTACCGGGCTCACGACGCCACCGCCCGCAGCCCGAGGTGCTCCGCCGTCCGCGCGTCCATCCGCGACACGACATCGCGATGAACCCGCGCCGCGCGCTCCCGCAGCGCCTGCCGCCGCTCCTCGCGCTCCGCAGCCTCCACAGCCGCGTCCAACGCCGCGAGCCCACGCTCCACCGGCTCCGCGAAGTTCGTCGGCAGCATCCCGACCTGCACGATCAGCCGCAGCGCCTCGGTCGCCTGCCGGTAGCCGACCTCGCGCTCGAGCCACCCGTCGCGCAGGTCGACCCGCGCCATCGTCAGCGCCTGAAACAGCGTCAGCGGCGCCTCGCTCCGCATGCAGGCCGGGATGCCGCGCCGCTCGGCCGCGGCCGCGCCGCCGTCCTGGATCGCCTCGGCCCACACGCGCCGGGTCTGCTGGAGCATGTCCAGCGTGGTCGGCGGCGGGAGCAGGCGGGACACCGCCACGCGCTCGGCGTGGGTGGTGAGGGGGCGGGCAGAAGTGATTCGGTTCGTCATCGTGATGACGAACGTACTCTGATGACGAACGTTGTCAAGCGCGGTGCGATCTTTTTTCTCCGAGGCCGGTTCTCGAGCCTCGATACGCTGCCCTGATGCGACCCAACATCGAGATCGGGCTCTACGGGGCGGCGCTCCTAGTCGTCGCCCTCGCGTGCGGCGGCAAGAAGTCCACGAGCGAGGCGGCGCCCTCGACAGACACGGCCTCGACGTCAGCGGAGACCGCGCCGACGGCGCCGTCGATCGTCGTCCAGGCGAAGGCGTTGGTGGACGAGTACAAGGCGAACGAGGTCCGCGCCGACGCCAAGTACAAGGGGAAACAGCTACAGGTGGTCGGGGCCGTGGCGGACATCAAGAAGGACATCTTGAACAACATCTACGTGACGCTAGGCAGCGGCGCGCCGATGGAGTTTCAGCACGCGCAGGCGTTCTTCGACGATGACCTCGCGGGCCGCGCGGCGCAGTTGAACAAGGGCGACGTGATCGCGGTGCGGTGCTCATGCGAGGGGCTCCTGATGAACGTGCTGCTCAAGCACTGCACGTTCATCAACCTCCCGGGCGCGCCTTCTGGTGTCGCCCTGCCGCTACCGCCCAGCGCCCCCGCGAAGCCTCCGCCGCGCAAGGGTCGGCGCTGATGCGGGCGCTCGCGCTCTGCTTTGCGGCGCTCCTCGCCGGCTGCTCGACGACCCACATCCGCGACGCCGTGCCGGTGCACAACCCGGACGCCTCGCGCGTCTGGTTCGTCGAGCACAACAGCGACGGCTACGATCGGATCATCATGTGCGACGTCGCGATGCTTCAGGTGTCGAAGGTGCTCTGCACCGAGTACAGGCCGGCGCGTTGACGAAGTCGCGCCGCGGCCCCAGGCTGCCACGCATGAAGCTCTCGCTCGTCCTCGCCCTGGTCCTCGTCGGTGCCGTCCAGCTAGCCGCGTGCGGCTCCGACACGGGGCCGAGCGGCGACGGGCCAGGCGGCTGCTACACGACGTGCGAGCAGGCGATCACGATCGGCACCGCGTCGCCCTCGACGGACGTCTGCGCCGGGCCAGCCGTGCAGGCCGCCGAAGACTGGTACGCATGCGTCTGCGACGTCGCCGCCGGGTCCTTCGTGGGCAACTGCCCGGAGTGCGCCGCGGACTGCGCAGGCGGTGCGCTGTCGGATGCGTGCCGAACGTGCGCGACGCCTGTGGGCGCGGGCTGCCTGAGCGTCTACTCCGCCTGCGTCTCGCCCTAGGCTGCGATGATCGCGACCCGCTGCGGCGCGTCCGTGATGGTGACGCGCGCGCAGCTGGGCGACGTCCAGTCGCACGCCGGCCCGCGGTCCCGCACGAGCCGGGGGCGCTCGACGCGAACGGAGCGGCCCTCGACCTCGCCCACGCGCAGAGCCATCGACGTCTGCGTCGCGCGGAAGTCGTGCGCGAGCTCGGCAAGCTTCAGCGGCCCGTACTCTCGGACGGCGGCGTGGAAGGGCCCGGGAGGAGCGAGCAGCGCCGCGGCGATCTCGTTGCACGCGGCCTCCTTCTCGCGATGGTCGACGAACGGGATCGAGGCGCAGGCCACCCAATGCTCGGCGAGCTCGTGAAAGATGACGAACTCCCGGGTCGGATCGTCGAGCCCCCCGCGCACGAGCACGTAGCCGTCCTCGGTCACCTCGCCATCGCCCCAGACCTCGCGCGCGTCGACGATGAGGACCCGGCCCTCACCGAGATAGCGGTCCGCGAAGCCGACCGCGCCCGGTAGCTCGCGCTCGCCGATGCCTGCGAGCTGCCTCATCCGCGCCGCCGCCCCCTCTGCATCAACGAGCACCCGGTCAGGGTAGTCGACGACGCGCAGGCGTCTAGGGATCCTCGTCGTCGCGTGCTCGATCCGCCCTGGGCGGAGGCGACGCCTTCAGCACCTCGCCCTCGCGTTGCGGGGCCGCGCCGATGCGGCGATCGCGGATGCGGCGGAGCCGGTCCATCCACCACTCCACCTTGGGATCGTCGTCGGAGTGGAAGCCGGCGATGTTGCGCAGCGCCTGCATGTCCTGCTCCTCGAAGTAGCCCAGCGTGCGAGCTCCACGGAGCGCTTGCTCGCGGTGCGGGTACGGGTCACGCGGCCCCGGCGCAGCAGGCCCTTCGTCGCCCGACGTGAGCCATGAGACGCTGACCCCCGCGGCCGCCGCGATCTTCTCGATCGTCGCGCTGTTGCCGCGCCGCTTGGGGTCCGTGAAGAACCGCGAGATCGCCGCCTGCGTCAGCCCCGCGCGCGCCGCGAGGTCGCGCTGCGTCCAGCCGTTGTCCGCCATGATCTTCTCGATCCGCTCGGCGAGCGGGCTCAGCGGGACGGCTGCGGGCCTCACAACCGCAGGATCCTCCACGGGAATACGAATGTCATCCCGCCCGACTTGACAACGTTCGTCATACAGAATACGAACGTTTTCATGACGCCCCTCGCCGAACGGCTGCGCGACCTGCGGGCCAAGGCAGAGATCTCCACGCGGGATCTCGACCGCCTCGCGGGCCTGAGCCCCGGCCACACCTACCTGCTGGAGAGCGGGGCCGGCCGCGGCTCCCGGGTCAGCGCCGACGTCGCCCTCGCCCTCGCCTACGTCTTCGGCGTCGAGCTCGAGTGGCTGATCAACGGCAAGGGCGAGGCTCCGACCCAGCGACAAGTTCGCGGCGCCGTGAACAGGGCGAGCGCGAATCCCCGTCCTCGAACCGGGACCGAGGGCTAGGCCGTGGCCGCTCCCTCCGTTGCCCCCGCGCCGCTCGTACGCGCCCCGTACCTGCATCCCTCGAACGTGCGCACGTCCGCGCGCTCGGCCACGCGGCCCGCCGTCACCGCACAGCCGTGCAGCGTCACGCGGCTCGGCGATGAGCTCGACCCGATGCTCGCAGCACCGCTCAAGCTCGCGCTCGAGGCCGCCGGCCTGCGCTCGCCGGACGTCGGCGCGGCCCTCGACGTCGGTGCGGCGAGGGCGCGAGAGATGCTCGACGGCCGACGCCCGATCTACCTGCGGCACCTCTACAAGCTCGCGCGGCGCTGCCCTGCTGCCGCGCCCGCGTGTCGCGCTGCGCTCGCCGCCCTCTCCGCCCTGCTCTGACGCCCGCACCGGCGCCCGCGCGGCGCCTCGAGGTCCCCGTGTCTGACTCCGATACGCCGCCGCCCGTTTCGTCGACGCTCCCGCCTCCGCCGCCCGCCGCGTTCACCGACGCGCTCGTGGTCGACGCCGCCCTCGCCGGCGAGCCGTTGACGTTCAGCTACGCGACGTTGCGGAACGGGCTGCTCCGCACCATCGCGCCCCCGCCTGTGCGCTCCGTTGGAGGGCATGTCCTCTCCGAACACGTGCGGCCGCTGAACCCGCCGTGTCACGCCGAGCCGGGCGTCGCGATCCCGCTGCCGCTCTCCAAGCTCTCCGCCGCCGGCACCGAGCCGCGGCACTGCGCGGGCCCGTGGTCGTCGCCGTACGCGCGGTCGCTCGACGAGCCGATCGGGCTGCGGCTGTCGCCCGGGTTCGACAGGATGATCCTCGATGCGGAGGTCGTGTAGCCATGGATTGGCTCGCGTGTGCCAGCGCTGCGCTCGCGCTCTTCGCTGCGCTGGTGTCCTTCGCGACGCTGAACACCGTGCCGAAGCCGATGACGCGCAGGCGGCCAGCGTTCGGCGAGGACCGGAATCCGATCCACTTCTACGAGCAGCGCGGCAAGCGGACGTCATGCCCGGCGTGCGGCCTGAGCGCCGCGGTAACCGACCCACGGCTCTACTCCTCGGACATCGACGAGGACTACCCCGAGCACGGGGCGCACCTCTACCAGGAGTGCGACACCGACGTGGACGGGTGCGGGGCGCGCTGGGCCACCAAGCCGCTCGACGAGGCGATCAAGTGACCGCCGCCGAGCTCGCAGCCGACGCCCGCGAGGCCGCAGCCGCACGCTACGCCCGCGCGCTCTGGGCCGAGCAGCGCACCGCCGCCGAAGCCGAGGCGGCGCGCCTCCCGTTCGAGCGCGCGCGGCTCGCGCACAACCAGGCGCGGCGGGACCTCGCGGATGCGCTCGCGCACCTGGACGCGGTGCTGCTTGCGGGGACGCCCGTCGAGGGCTGACGACGACACGAACAGGGAGACAACGATGGCGAAGGCGACGAAGAGCAAGACGAAGAACGGCAGCAACGGCGCGGCGAAGCACGAGGAGCCCGCGGACCTGTTCGACGACGAGGCGGGCATGCCTGGCGAGAGCGAGCCGGGCGACTCCACCCCCGTCGTCACCGTCACCGCCGACGAGCTCCGTGATGCAGCGGCGAAGCTGGCGGCGCCCGGTGGCCCGCTCGACGCGGCCGCCCTGTACACGCCGACCCGCAAGCTCAAGTGCTTCCTCTCCACCGCCGAGCTCGCTGAGCGCGCCTCGCAGGTCGACGCGAACTTCGAGCAGATCGAGGAGGCCGAGCACGAGCTCGACGCGCACGCGCGCCGGGTGAAGTCCAGCAAGGCGAAGATCGATTCGCTGATCGAGGCGAACCGCGAGATCGCTCGCGTGCGCCGCGATGGCTACGAGTACCGCGACGTCGCGTGCGTCGAGGAGCGGGACGACCGGCTCGGGTGCATGAACACGATCCGGACCGACACGCGCGAGGTGATCGACACGAGGGCCCTCTCGGCCCAAGAGCGGCAGGGATCGCTGTTCGACGAGGCGACGGCCTGAGGTGGGCTTCTCCCTGCGGCAGTACCAGGCCGACGCCGTGGCCGACGTGCGCGCGAAGTGGCGCGCCGGCGCGCGCCGGATCCTCCTCGTCATGCCCGTAGGGTCTGGCAAGACGAAGACGGCCGTGTCCGTCGTCGAGTCGGCGATGCGCAAGGGCCGCGTGGTGCTCTGGCTGACGCACCGGACGGAGCTCGTCGCGCAGGCAAGCTCGTCGCTGCGCGAGCTCGGGATCGACCACGGGATCGTCCAGGCCGGCAAGCCGCGGCGACCGGACCTCCCGATGCAGGTCGCGAGCGTGCAGACCCTGGCCAGGCGCGGCGAGCGGCCCGAGGGCGTCAACGTGATCGTCATCGACGAGAGCCACCACGTCACGGCGCGCACGTGGCGAGGCATCCTCGACGCTTACCCCGGGCTCGAGCTCGTCCTCGGGCTCACCGCCACGCCGCAGAGGGGCGACGGTACGCCGCTTGGCGACGTGTTCGAGGCGATGGTCGTCGCGACGAGCGTCGCCGCCCTGCAGGCGTCGGGGTCGCTCGTGCCCTGCCGCGTCTTCGCGCCGGCGAACGAGACCGAAAAGCTCAGCGAGGATCCCGTCGACGCCTACGTGCGCCTCGCCGCTGGGCGCCGCGCGATCGTCTTCGCGACGAACGTGCCCGAGGCGCACCGGCTCGCGGCTGCGTTCTCCGCGCGTGGCATCCATGCCGCGTGCGTCGAGGGCGGCACCGACCCCGACGAGCGCCGGCTCGCGCTTGAGCGCCTCGCGACCGGGCAGCTGCGCGTGGTCGTCAACGTCTTCTGCCTCACCGAGGGGACCGACGTGCCCGCCGTCGAGTGCGTGATCATCGCGCGGGGGTGCTCGACCGACGCGGCGTGGATGCAGTCGATCGGGCGCGGGCTGCGCCCCTCGCCCGGCACCGGCAAGCGCGACTGCATCGTCATCGACCTCCGCGGCTGCGTGCACGTACACGGCCTTCCCGAGGACGCGCGCGTGTTCTCGCTCGCGGGCAAGGCGTCCAAGCTCGCGCAGCTCGACGCGGCGCCGCTGCCGCCCGTCGTGTCGTGTCGGAGCTGTCTCGCGTGGCACCGGGGCGGCGGCCGGCCCTGCCCCTCGTGCGGCGCCATGCTCCCGAAACCTCCGCCTCCGCGCGTGTCGAAGCGCGAGCTCGCCCTCGTCACCGCCGAGAAGCGCGCGACGGCCGCAGCCGCGCGCGGGGACAGCGCGTGGCTCGAGTGGTGCGCGTACGTGAACGACCGCCGCTCTCGAGGGAAGAGCCCGCAGGCGATCGCGTTCGGCTGGAAAGTGTCGGGGAGGATCCTGCGCTACCGCGTGCAGGACGTGCCCGAGCAGCGGAGGGCCACGGCGTGAGCGCCGACGTCCCCTACATGCCCCCGGCCGTGCGCTACGCGGCATGCCCGAAGTGTCACGCGCGCCCGGGCGAGCGCTGTCGCTCCCTCGCGACGCGCATCGAGACGACGCCGACGGCGAAGCCGCTCGGTGAGCCCGTGCTTTGCGTGCACGCCGCCCGGAACCGGGCGGCGCACGAGCCTGGCAGGCCCACCTTCCGCATCGTCGACGAGCGCGGCCAAGCCTACATCGTCAAGGACTACCCGACGCAGCGCGCCGCATCGCTCGCGCTCGCGGATCTGCTGCGGCCCTACTCGCTCGGTGACCCGTGGCGTCGGCGCCTGCGAGTTGCCGTCGCAGTTGGCGAACTGCTCGACGCTGCCGGACACGACCGCTCCTCCGACCCTCGCGATGGCGCGCGTCGCGGCGGCCGTGCGTCGTGGGCGGCGAGGCGCGAGGCGAAGGTCGAGCGCGGCGCCGTCCAGTGCGGCGAGCCCGCCTGCGGCCGCCTCGTCGCCGTCGCGGGGCTCTGCCGCTACCACTACGACACTAGCCGCGCCTTGCGTCGCAAGCTCCGGAGGGTCTCGTGACCATCCCCGCCGCCCTCCAGCAGCTCGCCATCCACCGGCGCACCAGCGGCCACGCCTGCGTCGCCCGGCGCCTCGAGGACCACGCCCGGACCGCGCACACCGTGCTGGCTGACGCCGCCGGGAGCGTTCTGGGCACCGTCGTCGCCGACGTGGTCGTGCTCGACGTCTGCCGCCGCGCGCTCGAGCTCGTCGACGTCAGGCTCCCGCGCGTCGTCAGCCCCGGGCGCCTCCAGGCCCGCCGCGCCCTCGACGCGAACCACGTAGCCTGCGCCGCGCTGCCGCCTGGCTCGGGCATCGCGCGCGCGAACATGGGCAAGGACCGCGAGGCGCTCCGGCAGCAGCTGCAGAGCCTCGAGGTCGCGGACCGCCAGCGGGAGAACGCGCTCGTGATGGAGCTCCTGAGCCGGGCGGCGCGAGGTGAGCCATGAGCCGCAACCTCTGCTCGACGTCCTGCCAGCGCTGCCATTCGAGCGAAAGCGACAGCATCGTTCTCGACGAGCCCGCGCGTCCGATCACCAAGGCGGAGGCCGGCCCGTACCTGGCCGAGTACGAGGGCCTGCTCGTTGCCCGCGCGACGTGCTCGGTGTGCGGCGCGCGCTACCTCGCTCACGTCGACGAGACCGGCCGCAAGCCGTACACGTGGCCGAGCGGCAATCTCGCCGGTGTCACGCACGTGTGGCGACGCTCGCCGCGCGACGGCGACGGCAGGCTCTTCTTCGACCTCTCGTTCCGCAGCACGTTCGACGATGAGCCAGGGCCCGACGACCTGCCGCCGTGGGAGACGCCGGCGCAGATGCGGGCAGCGTTGGCTGCGCTCCGGGCCGCGTCTCGCGCTGCCGTCGAAGAGGCCGACCGAAACAACGGCGACGACAGGGCGATGAACGCGCTCGCGGCGCTGCTCGGAGGCACCAAGTGAACGCCGCGCTCCACCTCGGCCGGCTCACCTCGCTCGACGTGGTGGACCTGCTCTGCCTGATCGGGCTCGTCGTCGTCACCGTCGCACCGAGGAGGCGCCCGTGACGCTCCCGCTGCCCCTCGCCACCCCCTCCGACCCGCTGTCGGCCGACGAGCGCCTCGACCTCGCCGAGCAGCTCCGCCTCGGCGTGCTCGAGCCGGAGGACCTCGGCATCTCCACCGTCGCCGCGCGCCGCGCCATCCTCGCCAAGCGCCCTGCCACCGCCCGCCGGCGCGACGAGGCGGTCCTTGAGCGGCGTGTGCTGCTCGACCTCGGGCGCGAGCCGGACGTGCTGCTCTGCCGCAACGAGGTCGGGCTCGGCTACCGGCGCGCGCTGCTGGGCTCGCTCTGTCCCACCTGCCGCGTCGCCGCGAAGCCGCACACGATCCACTTCGGGATCGGCGTCGGCTCGCCGGACCTCGTCGGGATCGCGGCGGGGAGGTTCGTGGGGCTCGAGCTCAAGGTCGAGGGGCGGGCCGCGTCGCCGGACCAGGTGCGGTGGCACGAGGCGGCAACGAAGCGCGGCGCCGTGGTTGGCGTCGTGCGGAGCGTGGATGAGGCGCGCGCGGTGATCGTCCGCGCGCGGCAGGCGCGACCGTGACCTACCGAGATCCGCAGCTTGACGCCGAATGGATCGCCCGCGGTGCATCGATCCACCAGCGCAGCGCCATCCACGCCGCGCCGGGGCAGAACACGCGGGAGTTCCGCGCGCGCGTCTACGCCGCCCTGCGTGACGGGTGGACGCCTCCGGCTGCTCCGAGCGACGAGGAGCACGAACGTACATGAGCCCCGAGCACATCCTGCTCGCGCTGCTCGTCGGCGCCGCGTTCACGCAGCGGTGGCCCGACCATGCGCACCCTGCCGTGGTCGCGTTCGTCGCGATGCTCCCGGCCGACTCCTACGATCGCGCCTGGGACGTGTTGGAGGAGCGCCAGGGGTCGCGCCCGACGGCCGCGCCCCGCCGCCGGACATGCCTCGCCGGAGCGTCGACGTGATGACGATCCACGCCTCCGCCACCGGTCTCCTCGCGCGCCTCCGCGCAGCGCAAGAGCACGACAGCCTCGAGGTCCTCGTCGAGCGCTGGCTCGCGTTCCGCGGCACGCTCCCCGGCGAGCCCGTCGAGATCCAGGCGCTGCACATCCCCGGCCGCTACCAGGACAACCGCTTCGCCCACTCCACGACCGCCGCGGGGCTCGTCGCGCTCCTCACGCAGGCCGACCGCTACCAGGCGCAGGGCATCTACTACATCGCGAACCGCGTGGACGCCGCTGTCGCGAGCCGCGCCGAGATCGATCGCTGGCACCCGTCGCAGAAGGGCGAGAGCACGACGGACAGCGACATCCGCGCCCGGTGCCTGCTCTTCGTCGACGTCGACGCGCGGCGGCCGAAGGGCACTAGCGCCACCGAGGAGCAGCTGCACGGCGCGCTCGAGGTCGCCGAGCGGATCTACCACCGCCTGCGCGAGATCCTCGGCACCACGAAGCCCCTCGCCATCGGCCACAGCGGCAACGGCGGCGCCGTGCTCATCGCGCTCGACGGCCTCCCCGATTCCGCCCAGCTTGGCCAACTGATCCGCGGCGTCCTGGCGGCGCTCCGCGAGGCGTACGCATCCGAGTCGGTCGAGATCGACGTGTCCGTCTCCGACGCCAAGCGCCTCTGTCCCGCCTGGGGCACGACGAAGCGCAAGGGCGCGAGCGGCCTCGCCGACCGGCCGCACCGCCGCACCGCGCTCGTCTGCGACGCCGAGCCCGAGCGGATCAGCCTCGACGCCCTGATCAGCCTGCTCGCCTCGCTGCGCGAGTTCCTCAATCCGGAGCAGCTCGCCGCGGTGGACAAGGCGATCGGCAAGCCCCGCGCACAGGCCCCCGCCGCCCCCGCGCAGCGCCCCACGCCCGCCCGACCCCAAACCCCCGCCGTGCGGCAGATCGACACGCCGTTCGCGCGCGCGAACGCGCTCGACGTGTCCGACGTCTGCGCCCGACTCGGCCTCCTCGATGCGGACGGCTCGCTCCGCTGCGTCGGGTGCGGCACCGAGTCAGGCGCGGGCGACACGTCCGTCGCGATCATCGGCAACGGCGTGAAGTGCCTACACGCCCGCTGCTCGATGGCCGGAGCGCCAGGCAAGCCCGGCTACCGGACGCCCGTGGACATCGTGGCCGAGCACGAGGGCGTCACGGGCAAGGCCGCGGTGGACCTGCTGGCCGAGTGGTTCAACTTCGAGGGGTTCCCGGTCGAGCGGCAGGAGCGCCACGCGCGCGAGCCACTCCATGACGAGCATGAGCAGCGCGAGCAGGCGTGGACGGCTGCAGACGTGGACGCCGAGGAGCGCGCCGCGATCGCCGAGGAGGCCGCGACCCCGCCGCCCCATGCCTCCACCACCAGGCGGCCGCTGTTCACCATCCACGGGCCCGACCACATCTTCGCGCCGCTGCCGCCGCTCGAGTACGCCGTCGGGCAGCTGCTCCCTAAATCCTCCCTGATGATCCTCGGCGGCTACGGCTCGAGTTCGAAAACCTGGCTCGCCCTCGACATGCTATGCGCCGTCGGCGCGGGCGATCGCTGGCTCGGCGCGTTCCCGTGCGCGGCCGGGCTCTCGACCATGATCGACTACGAGAACGGGGACCGCGAGCTCCGCCGCAGGCTCCAGGCGCTCGCCGCAGGCCGCGCGCTCTCGCGCATCGACGGCCTCCAGATCGCCCCCATGCCGGGCGTCTACCTGCACGAGCGCCGCCTCGAGGACGAGCTCCACCGCATCGCCGACGGCGCCTCCCTGATCGTCCTCGACAGCCTGCGCGCCGCCTCCCCGCTGGGCGACGAGAACGACAGCGCGTTCCGCCTCGGCCTCGACATGCTGAAGCGGGTAGCCGAGCACACCGCCTGTAGCTTCTGCGTCCTCGCCCACAGCAAGAAGTCGGGCACGCAGCAGCGCGGCCAGGAGCCCGCAGACCAGCGCGAGGCCCTCCGCGGCTCGTCGGCCATCTTCGACGCCGCCGACGTCATCCTGGTCTCCAGCCTCAACCGCGAGGACGAGTGCATCGACCTCGTGCAGACCAAGGCGCGCAACGGCAAGCCCGCGATCCCCGACACGTTCCCGCTGCGCATCCTCGACACGGTGCCGGATCCCGAGCGCGGAACGCCGGCCGGTGTCACGGTATCAGGGCTCGCCGCCTCAGCCGAGACCGCCTCGGCCAAGCGCCGCGAGAGCTTCGAGGAGCGCTGCGCGCGCCTCCGCAACGTCATTCGCCGGAAGCCCGACATGGGCACGATGGGACTCAGGCAGGAGATCGGGGGCAAGCACACCCTCGTCGACGGCGCCCTCGAGTACCTGATCAACCGCGGCGAGGTCCGCGACCTGGGCGAAGGCGGCAGGCACCGCTACCGGATTTATGACGCACCCCCACCCGCTGAGCCAACCACTCAGGGGATCAACGCATGATGCGTGCCACACAAGGGGCAGGTAGGGGCAGGCAAGGGGCAGCCTGCCCGGGGCAGGTGTCCGGATGGCTGACCTGCCCCGCTGCTTCCCCCCCCCCGAAGGGGGGGCAGCGCGGGCGGGGCAGCCTCCGGGGGCAGGTGGGCAGCGACGTTCAGGCCCAGAAGGGGCAGGCAAAAGGGGCAGGTCGAAAGGGGCAGGTAGGGGGGCAGCTGAAAGGGGCAGCCTACCCCCCTTCTACAGTGCGCCGCGTCAATAGGGGCGGTGATCCCCTTCAGGTGGTTCGGCCCGATCTGGCCCAATGGATGGCCCAGTGCCTCGGAGGGGCGGCCCGATGGTAGCCCCGGCGCCCCAGGAGGCCGTAGCGCGCGCCGTGGAGCTCGTGCTGCATGGTGGGCGATCGGAGCGGGACGCGGCTCGCGAGACGGGGCTGAGTCGGCAGACCGTGGGCAGGAGCGTGGAGCGCGCCCGCTCGGCGGCGGCGGTGGGCGGCGAGGTAGCTGCCGTGGGCGTCCAGTCAGCGAGCGACACGCCCGCGGACGTCTCATGCGCGACGTCACCAGCGGCGATCGAAGGGCACCCGATCGCGCTGGAGCACGCCCGCGACGGAGTGAGGCGGGCGCAGAAGATCCGGGAGAGCCTCGGCCCGAGCCCTTCGCTGGGCGACCTGCAGGTGGCAGCGCGGCTCGAGCGCGACGCCGTCGCGCTGCTCTCTCGGTGCGAGGCGGCGCGGGAGATGACGCCCGCGGAGATCCTCCGGTCGTCGGCGTGGCGACGCGTCGAGCGCGTCCTCGTCGAGGCGGCGGGGACGCTGCCGGGTGGGCAGCGGGTGATTGGCGAGGCGCTTGCGCGGCTTGCGGCGGAGGGCGAGTGACGCGCGTGGTGCCGATCGCGGGGGCGCTGTCGGAGGCGATGCTGTCCGCGCACGCTGCGACGTCGGGGCACGCGTGGCCCTCGGCGCTGTACGCGGCGGACCCGATCGGCTTCGCGACGCACGTGCTCGGCGTCGAGCTCTGGGAGAAGCAGCAGGAGATCCTCGAGGCGGTGCGCGACCACGCCCGCGTGACGGTGCGGAGCGGGCACAAGGTCGGCAAATCGCTGTGCGCCGCGACGATCGCGCTCTGGTTCTACTGCTCGTTCGCGGACGCGCGCGTCGTCATGTCGAGCGTGACGTCGCGGCAGGTGGACGAGATCCTCTGGCGCGAGCTGTCGATGCGGCACCGGCGCGCGCTCGTGCCGATCGGTGGCGAGCTCGCGAAGCTTGCGCGGTCGGGGCTCAAGAGCGAGGACTTCCGGCAGATCTGCGGCTTCACGGCGAAGGAGGCGGAGGCCGTGGCGGGGATCAGCGGTCCGAACCTGCTGTACCTGCTCGACGAGGCGAGCGGCGTCCCGGACATCATCTACGAGGCGATCGAAGGCAACCGCGCGGGTGGCGCGCGCGTCGTGCTCTTCGGCAACCCGACGAAGAACAGCGGGGAGTTCTTCGCGTCGCACAACTCGAAGCGCGATCTCTACCAGTGCATCCACGTGTCGAGCGAGGACACGCCGAACGCGTCGGGTCGCGGCAAGGCGATCCCGGGGCTCGCGACGCGCGCGTGGGTCGAAGAGAAGCGCGTGGAGTGGGGCGAGGAGAGCGCGCTCTACCAGGTGCGCGTCGCTGGCAACTTCCCGCGCGAGGAGGCGCGCAAGGTGATCCAGCTGCACCTCGTCACCGAGGCCGAGGAGCGCTGGGAAGAGACGGCGGCGGTGGGGCGGCTGCACGTGGGAGTGGATCCAGCGGGGCTCGGCGACGACGCGAGCGGCATGGCGGCGCGGCGCGGCGCGCGTGTGCTGCAGGTGCGCGCCGTGCGGCTCGACGAGGACGAGCTCGAGGCGGAGGTGATCCAGTTCATCCGGGAGCATCGAGGGAGGAACGAGGCGAAGGCGGCGGTGAAGGTCGACGTGTCGGGCGGCTCGGGCGGCGCAGGCGCGAAGATGGCGGCGCGGCTGCGCGCGAAGGCGTACGAGGACGAGATCGACGTGGTCGGCGTGGACTTCGGGCCGCTGCCCGTCGGTGCCGACTACCCGACGCGGCGCGATCAGATCTGGTTCGGGACGTCGGAGTGGCTGCGCGCGGGCGGGGCGCTGCCCCCGGAGCGGCTCGCGGACGGGCGCGCGAACCCGATGCACGACAAGAAGCTCGCGGCGGAGCTCATCGCGCCCGGGTACGAGCTCGACGCGCGGTCGCGGCCGAAGCTCGAACCGAAGGAGGCGGTCTCGGCGAGGCTGAAGCGCTCGCCGGACCGCGCCGACGCGCTGTGCCTCGCGGTGCACGAACCGGCCTCGACGCGGCTCGAGCAGTCGGAGGAGACGGCGCGCGCCGCGGACGCGAACTGGTACGAGGTGCAGGAGCGGGGGATCGACCCGTACGCGGCTTTGTCGGCGACGCTGGGCGGCGGGAGGCGGCGATGACCGGCGGCGCGTTGCAGACGTCGGCGAACGAGGCCGATCGGCTCGTCGCGTTCCGCCTCGTCGCGGAGATCCGCGCGCTCCAGAGCAACGTCGGTCGCGACCTCTGGCAGATCGGCAAGCGGCTGGAGCAGCTGCACAAGCGGCGCTCGTACTGGGAGCCGAAGTGGAAGCGCTGGGACGTGTTCACGCAGGACGTGCTCGGGCTCACCGGGCCGTACGTCTACAAGCTGATCGACGTCTCCAAGAACTTCACCGAGGACGAGGTGAAGGCGTGCGGCACGGCGAAGCTGATCAAGATCCTGCCGGTGCCGAAGGAGGCGCGGCCGGCGCTCGTCGAGATCGCGCGGCGCGCGCCGGTGGCGGCCGTGCGCGCCGCAGCGAACAGGGTGCAGTTGGCGGCGCGCGTCGCAGGGCCGGCGGGGGCGCGCCCGACGCCTCTGCGCGAGACGGGACGGCGTCCGCCGGGCTTGCAGATGAGGCCGATCACGCACGTGGCGGCAGGGGAGACGCTCGTCGCGCTGTACGCGGGCGCGTCGCTCGGTGGCCGCGGCGAGCGCGCGAAGAGCGTCGGGCAGAGGCCGCGCGGTCGGCTGCTGCTGGGCGCGACGGCGTACGTGGTGGAGCTTCGGGAGACGGAGCAGGGGCTCGTGCTCGCGGTGACGCGGGAGGACAGGGAGGCGTGATGGGTGACCCGAGGGACCTCGACGGATGCGAAGACCTTCGCGAGGTCGGACACGTGGACAGCGGAGAAGAGGGCGCCGCGCGGTACCGCGCGGCGATCGGACTGCCGTTCCCGGTCACGAACGCGGGGCGCATGTACGGCTACTTCGAAGGTCGGTGGACATGGATCCGGGTTGGAGCGCGCATCGGCTGGCAGCCCACCGATCCTCTGCTTGAAGAGCAGACGATCGCGAACATTCGGCTCCGTTCGGTGAAACGGGCGGCACCGCGCTCGCCACCGTGCGGCGTGCTGCCGGTCGCCCCGGATCTGCCGATGCGGCGCAAGATCGAAGCCTATCTAGACCCCAGCGCGGCGCGCAGTCCGCTGTCGCCAGGTCTGGAAAACATGCTGCGATACGCGGCCGGTCAGATCGCCTCCGGGCACCTGTCTTGCGGAGCCGCTGCCGAAAACTTCGATCTGTCGACAGCTGCTGCGAACACGAGGCTTCGCAAGCTTGAATCGGCTGGACTCCTGCGGCGGTTCGGGCCCGCCGGACAATGGCGCTTCGCGGAATTGACGGCGACCGGGCACGCCATGCTTCGGCGCCAAATCCGCCTTCCGCTGGGCTCTCTGATCACGAGGGCTTCATGACCGACGAGGAACGCGAGGCCGTTCGGGAGATGCTTCGTGCGCACGCGACGCGGACGGCGGAGTGGTTGGAGAGCCTCGCCGCGGATCTGCGCGACGGCGTGCTCGACAGCTACTCCGCTCGCGAGCAACCGCACTGCGAGCCGCGGCAGCACTACGGCGCCCGTGCGCAGCGGTACGAGAAGCGCGTCGAGTGGAAGATCGCGGGCGCGCTGCACAGGATCAAGATCACCGTGGAGGAGGACTAGAACATGGCGACGACGACGAAGACGAACGGAACGAAGCACGCACCCGCAGCCGCGCCGCCCTCGGCACTCGCCGCGACTGACCCCGCAGCCGCGGCACCGGTCGAGCGCGTGCCGCCCGCAGAGGTCGCCGCGCTGCAGCTCGCGATGAGCCAGCTCGAGACGCGCCGCGAACGGCAGCGCGCGCGGGAGGCGGAGGCGCGCGAGGCCGCTGCGGAAGCGAAGACGCTCGAGGGCCTGATCGAGCAGATGAAGGCGGCATGGACGGCGAAGTACAAGCTGGACGAGGGCGCGAAGATCGACCTGCCGAGCGGCGTCATCCGGCGCGCCAGCGCGGCGACGGGCGCTGGTGCGACGTCGTGAACGCGCCCGCTACCCTCGACTCCCGGTGGGCGTTCCGCCGCACGGGCGCCGTGTACCGCGTCGACTCGGTCGGCCCCGGTGACCGCGCGTACGTGCGGCTCGAGGGCCTGGGCGAGTACCACCCGCCGGAACTCGTCTACCTCGTCGAGGGGCGGATGTGCGGGGACGATTGGGAGCCGGCGCGGGTGCCGACGTGAGGCTCGAGATCAGCACCGACGGCACGGCCGCCGGAACGCTCGTCGTGATCGACGGCGTGCGTGTCGACCCGTACGACCTGGATCTTCGCGTGCAAGTCGACGATGGCGGGCCCGGGATCTCGCACGGGTTCCGTACGCGGCTCCGTCCTCGCGACTTCCTCGACAGCGCCACGCACACCGCCCTCGATCGCAACGTGGATCTCGCTTCGGTCACCGCCGCTCGATGCCACAAGATCCACCCCGAGACGGGAAGCGCGTGCTGGCTCGCCGCGGGGCACGATGTCACGCGCCACGCCTACTACCGGCTCGTCGATTGCCACGTCGAGCTACTGGAGTGGCCCGTCGAGCCGGCGGTGGCGGCGGTCGCGACCGAGGCGGATCGGGTGCCGACGTGAGGCCGACGCACGTGCTGCTCGGCGTCCTCTGCCCGGTGTGCAACGGGACGGGGCGCGTCAGCTACGGCGGCTCCGACGCGGACGAAGGGCCGTGCTCGTGCTCCTCCGGCCTTCGTGGCGTCCCCGTCCCGATGGCCCAGGCGTTCGCGATGCTCAGCGCGGGAGCGCCGCACCGGCTGACGGATGCGGCGTGGGACGCGATCATGGCGATCGGCCGTCCCGCGGTGGCGCGCGTGGACGCAGACGGCGACGTGCTGCCAGCGGACTTCAACGTCTGCGGGTTCTGCCGCAAGGAGAGGCCCGACCACGACCTCGCGCGCAGCAACGGGACGCGGATCTGCGGCGACTGCATCGAGGCGGCGCGCGGCATCCTCGAGGCGAAGCGGGTCAACCGGGAGTGACACACGGAGGCCGGGCGGGTCCCGGCCGAAGGGAGCGGGACGACATGAGCAACGAGAAGAACGGCAAGGGCGGCAACATCATCAACCTCGGTCCGGCGATCACCACGGCGCTGCCGGGCAACCTGACGATCCAGGCCGGCGCAGGACCGGGCACGCATGCAGTGGGCGACATCCTGTTCTGTACCGGCGACCACACCAAGCCGATCCTGAAACTCTGCGGCGACGGCACCGTCGAGGTCCGCGGCGAGAAGGTCGTCTTCCCGCAGGACGTCGCGCGCGGGCTGCGGGAATGGTTCGCGAACTGCGAGGCGGTGCCCTCATGAACGAAGGGCAGCAGGCGCTCCGGCGCATCGTGCAGCGGACGCCGGAGCGGGAGATCGCGCGGCGGTGCCGGGTGACGCAGCAGGCGGTGTCGCTCTGGATCAACGGGCAGCGGCGGCCGGACTTCTTCGGGCGGGTGCACGCCGAGATCCAGTTCGGGATCTCGCTGCACGCGTGGGACAGGGACGTCGCGGTGGTCGGGGACGCAGTGGGGTGCGAGACTGCGGAGAGGAGGACGGGGTGAACGAGGGCGCGTATCGGTTCAAGGGCGGCGTTCTCGTCGCCGAACAGGCATCCGCGCCTGTGGCTCCGGGCTGCCGCGTCCGCGCCGGTCGACCGTGCACGGTGCGCCAGGACGGCACCGTCGTCGAGGTCGCCCCCAAGGCCGCAGTCGGGCAGCGGTGGCAGCTTCACACCGCGGCGCCTGTGGAGGCGCTGGGCCTGTATCGCGTCTCCCACGTCGCGCACGGCGCTGCATGGTTGCGCAGCGAGGATCCAGAGCGCCCCGGCTTCTGGCAGAACCGGGCGCCGCTCGTAGACGGCGCGATGCCGTCGGAAGGCTGGCTGTTCATCGAGCAGACGGAAGCTCGCCCCCGCGTCGCGGTCGGCCAGCGGTGGGAGTCGCGGGACGGGTGCGACATCGTCGTGGTGTTCGTCGAGGGCGACCGCGTGACGCTCGGCAACGACTTCCGTCGCGAGCGCGACGGGCTGGTGAACGGAACCCTGCCCGCGCCGTGGACGTTCCTCGACGCGGCGCCATACGACACGCTGAGCATCGGCGGCCGGATGGCGCCCAAGCCCGGCTTCTCGCTCGAGGCTGGCGGGTTCGTGGCCGTGGCCGAGCGCATCGCGCAAATGGCCGACGAGCTCGCAGAGGCGATCCGCGCGGCGCAGCGCGCTCGCTTCGTCGCCCTCTCCCAAGCTTTCGCCGCGCTCTGGGACGCGATGGCGAGCGAGCGCGGCGTGCGGATGCGATCGGAGCATCTTGTCGCCGAGGTCATCGCGGCGCGCCCCTACGATCTCGATGTCGAGGGCTGGCGCGCGATGGCGATCGCGGCCATCGAGCCGAACGGGAACTCGCTCGCTCGCGCGTCGAGGTTCTTGGGCAAGGCCGCGGTCGGCGACACGGTCGCGATGCGGTGGCTGTGGACCGGGCATGACGCCGCTCTGCTCGTCGCGGCGCTCGACGCGCACGCGCGGCGAGATCCACCGAAACCCGGCGACGAGTGGGCCGCGATCTACCGCCGAGCGACGGCGAAGCACCGCGCGCCAGACGGGCCATGGCTCGCTCGCCGCTCGGCTCGCTCGAGGGCGCGCCGATGAGCGCAGCACCGCCCGCATGGCCCGCCGAGATCGCCCCGCTCTTCGCGTTCGGGCAGAGCTTCGCCGCCGCGATGCACGAGCTCCACGTCGTGATGGGCCCGAAGCCGTGGGGCCCGCGCCCACCGGAGCAGGTGACGCGCTGGGGCGAGCCGAGCGACCCGTGGATCCGCATCGTCGACACGTTCTCGCTGTCGGACGGCGGCGTGCTCACGTGGCACCGGGCGGTCACGCCGCGGCCGGTGGAGGACCGGATCGACGTCACGATCTCGCTCGCGCAGCCGGACGGTGCGACGTGACCTCGCCGATCACGTTCTGCGCGGTGGACCCCATGGGACACGTCGCGTTCATGTTCTCGCCGATGCCGGAGAGCTGGATCTACCCCTCGGCGGGCCGAGACGCGGCTGACCTCGACCGCGAGATCCGCGCGTTGCTGGCCGAGCGCTTCGAGAACCGTTCGATGCTCATCGAGCGCGGCGTCCGCGCGAGCGACTCCGTGCGGCCCGAGGACATCGAGGCGGCCGTCGACAGGCTGCTCTCGACCTGGGTCGAAGAGGGCTGGCTGCAGACGCCCGCGCCGAACCCGATCATCGTGGCCGCCCGTAACATGGGCAGGATCAGCCGCGAATACTTCGCCGAGTTCAGCGCCCCGCGCGGTTGAGCACGTCCAGCGCGAGCACGGCGGTCGCCGCGGCCTGCAGCTGCGTCGCTGCCGTCAGCGAGCTCGCCGACGTGGACGTCGCCGTCGCGCGCGCAGCCGCAGACGTCCTCCGCGCCCCATCGAGCAGCGCGGCGCGCACCGGGACGCACGCGGGGCAGAGCCCGCCGTCGAGCTCGCCGGGGCCGTAGCAGAGCGCGCAGACGCAGCCGCACACGAGGACGGGCAGGTCCGGCGCGGACGCCGAGACCGGCGCGGCATCATCCACCGGGACGTCAAGCCGCTGAACGTCTGCCACGACGGGCGCCGCCTCGCTGCCCGCCTCCGGCATCGTCTCCAGCGTTGCCCTCGCCGCGCCTCGTCCCCGCTCGTGCTTGCTCACGCGCCGAGCCTGCGCCCGGCTCACACAACAGGCGTTGTACCCACACAACACGTGTTGTGCGAGCCGCCGTCACCCTCGCGGCATGAGCAAGTCCGGACGCGGATGGGTGCGCGAGTACACGAGCGGCCAGGCCGCGGGGGTGAGCTTCACGACCACGGACGTCGCTGGATTGCCGGCCGCGCTGCCCAACTGGTTCGAGCTCCCGAGCGGCGGAACGCTCGTCGGCGTCGACGCCGACGGCACCGCCGTCACGCTTTCGAGCCTCCCCGCGAACCAGCGCTACGAGGTAACGCTCCGGTCGATCACGACGTGCACCGGCACGATCCGGATCGGCTACTCGGAGGAAGCGCAGACCTCGACGGGCGTCGCAGGCCCGGCCGGCCCCGACTTCACCGTCACCGCCTCGAAGACGGGCGCGTATACGGCCGCCGCCGGCGAACTCGTCCAGGTCGATACGACGGGCGGCGCGGTCACCGTGACGCTTCCGACGGCGGTGGGCATCGCGGGGCAGCGCATCCGGGTGCAGGACGACGCGGGCACCGCGGCCACGAACGCGATCACGGTCGCGACGACATCGTCGCAGACGGTGAACGGCTCGACGACGATCGCGAAGCTCGCGGTCCCGTGGGAGGGCCGCACGTTCGTCTCCGACGGCGCGAACTGGCTCGCCGAGGCGCCCAAGAACGCAGGCGTGAGCGTCACCGCGAGCAAGACGGGCGCGTACACCGCGCGCGCCGGCGACTACGTGCGCGTCGATACGACGAGCGGCGGGGTCACCATCACGCTGCCCACCGCGGTCGGCGTCGCCGGGCAGAGCATCGAGATCAAGGACGCGGCCGGCACCGCTGCGACGAACGCGATCGTGCTGGCCACCACGTCGAGCCAGACGGTCGATGGGCTCTCGACGCCGCAGGTCATCGAGTCGACGTACGGCTCGCGCAAGTACGTCAGCGACGGCGCCAACTGGCTCTCGCAGGGCGGCATCGACCACGGGCGCGTGAGCGTCACCGCGGCGAAGACGGGAACCGCCTACGTCGCCCGCGCCGGTGAGGTCGTGCTCGTGAACAGCGCGGCCGACACGACGATCACGCTCCCGACGGCCGTGGGCATCAAGGGCCAACGGATCGCCATCAAGGACACGGTCGACGCCTCCGTCCACAACATCACGGTCGCGACGACCTCGAGCCAGACGGTCGACGCGACAACGCCCGCCGCGATCACGACGGCGAAGGGCAGCAAGACCTACCTCTCCGACGGCGCGAACTGGTGGCTCGTCTGAGCCCATGAGCGACGCGGCGCACATCGTCGGTCGCCGAGGGGGCACCGCTTCGGCGGGTCCTCCCGGGCTTCCCCCCCTGAGCCTCTCGGGGGGTGCGCCGGCGGTGGTGTCTCCTCTGGGGCCGGCGATGGCCGCTGGAGCCCCGGACATCTCGACGGCCGAGCGCCCGCTGCTGACGTCGCGCCCCGGGTTCTCGCGCGTCGCCGCGGCGTATCGGCGCCTGTCGATCGGGCGCGTGCTCGGCTTCATCGACGCGGAGCGCGCCTGTGGCTGACCTGGCGCTCTTCACCGCTCCGGCTATCACGGCCGAGCCGTCGCCGACGTCGCCGGGCGGCTTCGTCGCGACGCTGCGCCGCCTGCTGGGCCTGCGCACGATGCCGACGCAGGCGGTGCAGGGCGGCGCGATCGTCCACGCCAACGACTACCTGAGCGGGCAGATCAACCCGCCACCCACCTCGCAGACGCGCTGGCTGCCCGTTCACCTCGAGGACGCGATCCGCTGCGCGGACCTCGGCGACATGGCTCCGGCCGCGCGGCTCTGGCGCGCGATGCGGCGCGACGGAACCCTCTCTGGCGTTCTCTCCACGCGCACCGACGGCCTTGTGCGGCTGCCGATCCGCTGGTCCGGACACAAGCAGCGGCGCCTCGTGTTCGAGGGCGTCGACCGGCGCCGCGGGCTCTTCACGTCGATGTTCCCGACGGCCGAGATCGCGCAGCTCGCAGCCGACGGCATCGGGCTCGGCGTCGGCGTCGGTGAGATGCTTCCGATCTCGAGCGCGGACGAGGACGAGCCCGCGCGGTACGTGTTCCGCCGCCTCGAGCCGGAGTTCCTGCTCTATCGCTGGACGGAGGACCGCTGGTACTATCGCTCGATCGCCGGGCTCCTGCCGATCCTGCCCGGCGCGCGCCGTGCGGACGGAGGCTGGTGGATCCTGCACCGCCCCGGGGGCGAGTCGACCCCCTGGAACGCTGGGCAGTGGCCCGCGCTGGGGCGCGCCTACATCTCCAAGGAGCACGCGACGCTCCACCGCGAGAACTACAGTGCGAAGCTCGCGCAGGCGGCGCGAGCCGGCTACTCCCCGAGCGCCGCGACCGAGGACCAGCGCCGCGGCTTCCTCGCTCGGCTCATCGGCTGGGGCGTGAACCAGGCTTTCGATCTGCCCCCGGGCTGGGACGTCAAGCTCATCGAGAGCAACGGCCGCGGCTACGAGGTGTTCCAGAACACGATCGACACGTCGAACGGCGAATTCATCGTCTCGATCGCAGGACAGACGGTGACCACGGACGGCGGCGCCGGCTTCGCGAACGCCGAGATCCACAAGACGATTCGCGCGGACCTCATCCAGGCGACCGCGGACGCTCTCGCGCTGACGCTGAACGAGCAGGGGATCCTGCCGTTCGTCAATGAGCGATGGGGCGCAGGCGCCCTCGCGTCGGCGCCGTGGCTCGAGTGGGACGTCGCGCCGCCGAAGGAGATGAAGGCGCAGGCCGACGCGCTCGCGTCGTTCGGGCTGGCCGTCGCGAGCATCAACTCCGCCCTGCAGCCCTACGATCATCGCGTCGACGTCCACGTACTCGCCACCCGCTTCGGCGTGCCGATTCTCGGCCAAGAGCAGAGCGCGACGCAGCCCGTCGAGGAGTCAGACGACGGCGAGGACACCGGCGCCGTCCCGACGCCCGTGGCGCCCCTCGCGCTGCCGGGGCCGGGCAAGGGGAACGCGGCGAACGGCGACCGCGCCCCCCGCGGCGAGAACATGAACGCGGCGCGGCCGCTCCGGGCGGCGGCATGAGCCACGCGACCGCTCAGCAGCGCTGGGACGCGGGCTCCGCGCCCTACCTCTTCGGCACGGCCGTCGAGCTCGGCGACGATGCGCGCACGGTCGAGCGTCCTGCGCCCGGCGCCGCGCCCACGGCGTTCCGGATCTGGCGCGCCGGCGAGAACATGTCGGACTATGGGCCGGCGTTCTTCACGCCCCGCAGCGCGCAGCTCCTGCTCGACGATCAGGACGCGCGCGGCAACATCTACTCGTTCGACTTCGACCACCTCTCGCTCAAGAGCGATCGACCGGCCGAGGCGGGGCGCGCCGCTGGGTGGCACCTGCTCGAGACGCGGATCGACGAGGACGGGCAGCCCGAGCTCTGGGCGTCGGCGATCGAATGGTGCGCCGACGTGAAAGCTGGGCTCGAGGAGACGCCGCCGCGCTGGCGCTTCTACTCGCCTGCGTTCGACACCGACCAATCCACCCAAGAAATCGTTGGGTACATCAACTGCGCGGTCTGCATCAACCCCGCCACGTGGCAGGCGACGCAACTCGCCAATCTCACCAACAAGGAACAGCACATGAAGCTGAGCAAGGAAGAGCGAGCCACGCTCGCGGTCCTCGCGGCCATGCGCGCGAAGATGGGCGACGACGCGAAGCCGGACACCAAGGCAGCGGCGGCGGCCATGTACGCGGTGCACGGCGGCGACGAGTCCTTCAACGCGCTGACGGCCCGCGCCGCCGGTGCCGACGAGGGCGATGACGAGGACGGCGACGAGCCGGCCAAGACGGAGGCGACCACGGCGAGCGCCGAGACCGCCACCGCCACGACCGCGACCACCACGGCGACGGCCCGCACGGCCACGTCGGAGCGGGTCGAGGACGAGGTGATCGCGCGCATCGGCAATCAGCTGACGGTGCAGTCGACCGAGATCGCTGCGCTGCGCGAGAAGGATCGCCTTCGCGACGTCGACGCGATCCTGCGCACGCGCAAGGACCTCCCAGCGGACTTCCTCGCGGAGATTCGCGGCTTCGAGCCCGAGCGCGTGCGGCGCATCCTCTCGAAGACGCCGAAGCTGACGCAGACGGTGACGGCGACGTCCCCGACGGCGACGCGCGGCGAGACGCAGGGCACGGACGGCGGCGGCGCGCGCGACCCGAAGGCACGCGCCGAGGTCCGCGCCGCGCTCAACATCCAGACGCCGCTCGAGGGCGGCGTCGGCTGGAGCAAGCCACAGCGCGGCGTGCACGTCCTCGCGACGATGACCCCCTCCGAGGCCCGCGCCCGCGCGCTGGCCGGAAAGAAGGCGAGCTGAGATGGCCGCTGCAACTGCGCTCTTCGCGCCGAGCCCCGACGAGAAGGAGTTCGGCTTCGTCACGGTGCCCGTCGCGGCGAGCACCAAGATCTTCGGCGGCACCATGGTCGCGCTCGACGCGTCCGGCAACGCCGTGCCCGCGTCCGACACGACCGGGCTCGTCACGCTCGGCAAGTGCGTCGTCTACGGCGGCACCGTCGTCGACAACAGCGCCGGCGCCGCCGGGGCTCTCAAGGTCACGGTGAAGCTCTCGCTCGGGCGCATCGCCTACCTCTACAACAACGACACGGGCTCCCCCGTGGTCGCGGCGGATCGATACCTGAACGTCAACGTTCTCGACGACAACACCGTCGCCCATACGACCTCCAACAGCATCGTGGCCGGCAAGTTCGTCGGCTTCGACACCGACCTTTCCGGCGCCGTCGTCACGACGAAGTGCTGGATCGTGTTCGCCAACTGAGCGGACCAGAAGGGAAACACCTCAAATGGACTGGTCCGCGCAACACGTCTTGAGTCTCGAGGACGAGCTCAAGGTGATCCAGATGAACGAATACGAGCTCGCCCTCCAGAATCTCTGGTGGGACAAGCTCATGTCGAAGCGGCCGATCGGCGGCCGGCAGGAGACGTGGGAGTTCATGCTCGCCACGGCTTCGATCAAGCATCTCGACCCGGGCGAGATGAAGTACGACTCGATGGTCCGCGGCTCGCTGCGCCTCGAGAGCGGCGACATGGGCGACGGGCTCCGCGTCTCGCGGAACCAGTTCGAGGACGACAAGATCTCGTTCGCGGCCGACTGGGCCTCTCAGATCGGCGCCGACATGGCCCTCGTCCCGCAGCGCCAGGCCGTCGCGCTCCTGCTCGCTGGAGAGACCGGGCTCGGCTACGACGGCGTCGCGTTTTTCTCGAACTCCCACCCGACGAACGTCGCGGCGGGCGCGTCGGGTGGCACGTACGACAACCTGCTGGAGACGAACCCGCTCGTCGACGTCGACGGCAAGGTGATCCCGGCGAACTACAACACCGCGGAGGCCCGGCTCCGTTCCTTCACTATGCCCAGCGGCCAGAACCGAGGGCTCGCCCCGACCCTGATGGTCGTGGGCCCCGCGCTGAAGCTCGCGGCGCAGACGATCACGGGCGCGCAGTTCATCGACGCGACGAACAACCCCGCCGCCGGAGGCATCGGCACGTTCAACGGGCAGATCAACACCGGGATCGGGCTCGTCGTCGTGAACGAGATCACGGACCTGAGCTGGTACCTCATCGCCGGCAACGCCGGGACGCAGCTGCTCCCGCTCATCTACGGCGAGCGCAAGCCGTACACTATGACGAGCTACGACGGCATCTCCGACGCGGAGCTCGGGCGCCTGAACCAGGTGGAGTGGCAGGTCCGCGGCCGCAACGTCGCGATCTACGGACATCCGTTCCAGGCCGTGAAGAGCAAGCCGTAGTCGCCCAACGCGCGACACCGCCCAGCCCGCTCGGTTTCGCCGAGCGGGCTCGAGGCGTCAGAGGACCATGAGCGCGAAGAACTGTCAGGCGTGCCGCACGGAGAAGGACTCGGGAGAGTTCTACGCCATGCGCTCGTGCGCAGATGGGCGCGACACGACGTGCAAGGCGTGCAAGTCGGAATCAGCGAAGGCTCGCCGCCGCGCTCGCGCTGGCATGCAGCCTGTAGAGCGACAGACATGCGCTGGGTGCGGGGTCGACAAGCCGCGCGTCGAGTTCCATCGCAACGTCCTGAACACGTCGGGGCTTGCCGGTAAGTGCAAGTCCTGTGTGTCCGCCAACGCTCGGATGTACCGGGCGGCGAACAGCGACACGCTGACCGCAGCGAATCGCGCGTGGCGAGAGGGAAACCGCGACTGGATGGTCGCCTATCGTAGGGCCAGGTATCTCGCTGACCCTGCCAGTTTCAAGGCTGCCGCGAACGCCTGGCGGCGCGGCAATCCCGAGGCGTACAAGGCGATCAAGCATCGGCAGCGTGCCCGTCGACGTGGCGCGTACGCCAGGCTGACCCGCTTGCAGTGGGCGGAGACCGTGGCTCAGTTCAACGGCGCCTGCGCGTATTGCCTCAAGCCGACGCCGAGGCCGACGATCGACCACATGGTTCCCCTCTGTCGCGGCGGTGAGCACACGGTCGAGAACGTGGTCCCGGCGTGCAGCTACTGCAACACCAGCAAGGGCGCCCGGAGCATCTTCGCGATGCTGCCGCGCTGCGGGGTGTCCGCATGAGCTCCTACGTCACCACGGCGCAGCTGAAGCTCTTCGGGATCATGCCCGCGGAGGATATCGACGCTCTCGAGGCCCTCTATCCGGGGATCATCGCTGCGAACGTCACCGGCGTGTCCGGACTCTTCGACGCTGGCCTGATCAAGCGTTACGCCGCGCCATTCCAGGATCCATACCCCGATGCGCTGATCTGGAACGTCGTCCAGGTCGTCGTCGGACGCCTGTACCTGAAGCGCGGCTACAACCCGTCGAGCCAGCAGGATCAGCTGATCCGCAAGTGCCACGACGACTCCCTCGCGTGGCTGCGCGAGGCGGCGGACCCCGACAAGGGGCTCGTCGAGCTCCCCGTGAAGCAGGCCACCCCCGGCCTCGCGGCCGCCGTGAACAGCGGCGCGCCGCTCGCGTACGGCGAGGCGTCGCCCTACACCGCCATGGACCGCCAGGCCGCTGCCGTGCGCGCGGGGTGCCCGTGAGCGGCGCCGCCTCCGCCGTCGCAGGCTGGGCCTCCTCGCTCGGCCGCCTTGCCCAGCTCCCCGCCGAGCTGCCGGCGCGCGTCGCGCCAGGCATCGAGGCCGCGGCCGTCGCCACGGCGTCCAGCGGCACGTCGCCCTCGGGCGCGCCTTGGGCCCCCACGCAGTCGGGCGGCCAGCCGCTCGCTGGCGCCGCGAGCGAGCTTTCGGTCACGGCTGGCGCGGGCGCGGTGGTCGTCACCCTCGACGGCCCCAGCGCGATCCACCACAACGGCACGGCTCGCGGCGGCGTGCGTCGGCAGGTCATTCCGGACGACGGCGAGGTGCCCCCCGGGTACGTCGACGCCATCGACGCGGCGTTCGCCGAGGCGGTGGCCTGATGGCCGACAAGTCGCTCGAGGATTGGGTCTCGGACCTGCGCGCGTACGTGCGCGGTCGCGCCGGCTATGAGGGCACGGAGGTCGTCTACGGCCGCCGCGAGCTCACGAAGCAGACGAACCAGGGCAGCGGCCGCGCGAACCGGGTGGTGATTTGCCCGCCGCTCGCCGGCAGGCCGGGCGCCTACGAGATCGGCCCGCGCAAGCCGGGGCAGCCCTCGGGCGCCGGCGTCGACGGGTCGGGCCAGGGTCGCCCTGGCTTCACGCTCAACATGCCGTTCGAGGTGCACTGCTGGGCGTACGTCGCCTCGGCACCGAACGACGAGCTCGTCCAAGACATCGCGGCGATCGCGCTCCACAACGTGGTCGCGATCGGCCTGCGCACGGGCGAGGTCGCCGGCTTCGGCGCGGGGCAGCCGCGCGCGGGCGGGTTTACCACGGCGCCCGTCGAGCGGAAGTTCGGCAGCGAGTTCACGTTCGACTGGCTCGTCCCGATCCGCGTCGAGGACGTGACGAACCCGGCGGTGGTGCCGACCGAGTTCGACGTCGAGGCGTCGCTCGGCATCGACGACGACAACCTGGAGGTCGAGGACGTGATCGTCCCGGCCGCCTGACGGAGCCCCCGGAGAAGCCATGCAGCCCAGCGTTCAGCTCACGGTCCTCGACGGCGCCCTCGGCATTCTCGCGCCGAGCGACGGCGACCTGATGGCGGTGGTCGGGCCTGCGAGCTCGGGCCCCTTCGCGACGCCCGCGGCGTACGCGCGGGGCGCGGACATCATCGCGACCTACACGAGCGGGCCCGCTGTCGAGGCCGCGTGTCTGATCATCCAGCTCACCGGAAAGCCGGTCGTGTTCGAGCGCACGGCGACGAGCACCGCGGCGACGCACACGACGATCGACGTCACCGGGTTCGCTGGGACGGCGACGCCCACGATCGACGGCAGCACGGCCGCGGACGACGATTACGAGGTTTATCTCGAGTTCGTCGACGGCGGCACGCTCGGCGTCGACGGGATCACGTACGTCGCCTCGCTCGACAAGGGCCGCACGCTGAACGCGCAGGCGTCGCTCGGCACCGCGTCGTCGATCACGATCCCGACCCCGGCGGGGCTGGTGAAGGTCGACTTCGCCGTGAACAGCGTGAGCCTCGTCACGCTCGCCAACGACCTCCGCACCGAGATGCTCGCCCACTTCGTCTTCACGACGGGCAGCGTGCACCTGAACGCAGACACGACGAGCGACGACGGCTTCACGGGTGCCTGCTCGGACCTCACCACCGCGATCGCGCTGCTGAACACGCTCCGCGCAGGCTTTATCCTGCACGAGGCGCGCGTCGGGTCGGGCGGCTCTCAGATCCACCTTGCCGCCGACGCGGTGAACGGGCCCACGGCGCCGGTCGCAACGGACGGCCCCACGGCGGTGGTGCTCGCGAACGACCTCCGCACGAAGTACGCGGCCCACCTCGCGTACACGGTCTCGCACACGATCGCGGATGCGACGAACGGCACCACGGCCCCCGCGGTCGCGGCGACGGACATCATCGCCGGCGACGTCGTGCAGTTCTCGACGGCGGCCGCGACCTGGAACAACACCGACCTGGGGACGTCGCTGACCGCGCTCGCGGCGTCGGCGCAGCCCTGGAACATCGCGCTGATCGTCGGCAAGGCGAGCGCGACGGCGGTGCAGGTTGTCGACGCGTGGCTCGTCGCGCTCGCGGCCAAGAACAAGTTCAAGTACGCGATCTGCAACACGCGGCTGCCGGACATCGGCGAGAGCGACGCGGCGTACCAGGCCTCGCTCGGCGCCGCGTTCGGTTCGGTCGCCTCGCGCTGGGTCGACCTCGCGGCCGGCTCGTGCAAGCTGATCTCGGCGGTGACGCAGCGGGACTACCGCCGCCCCGTCGCCTGGATCGACGCCGTGCGCGCGCTCCAGATCGACGCGGGCCAGGACCTCGCCGAGGTCGACGTCGGGCCTCTGCCGGCGTGCTCGATCTCGGACGCGAACGGCAACCCCGACGACCACGACGAGAGCGTGTACCCGGGCCTCGACGATCAGCGCTTCACGACGCTGCGCACGATCGACGGCTTCCCCGGCGTCTACATCAACAACGCGCGGATCTTCTCGCCGACCGGATCGGACTTCATCTACGTGCAGTTCAGGCGGGTCATGAACCTCGGGTGCACGGCGCTCGTGCAGTACCTGACGAACCAGCTCTCGACCGAGATCGTGGTCGACAAGGCGACGGGCAAGATCTCGAAGGGCAGCGCGGCGCACCTCGAGGCCGGTGGCACTACCGCGATCGGCAACGCGCTGTACCCGAAGAAGCGCGCGAGCAACGTGTCCTTCGTCGTGAGCCGCGACGACAACATTCTCTCGACGTTCACGCTGACCTGCGAGGCGCGGATCACGCCCAACGGCTACGTCAAGACGTTCGCCACCACGATCGGATTCTTCAACCCCGCGATCGCGGCGTAGCCGAGGAGCATCCATGTCGGTCGATAAGGTCTACGTCAACGGCAACGGCTTCGACTTCGGCAGCGTCACCGCGCTCATCGACGGCGACGTCCTGAACGGGTTCAAGTCGTTGAACTACAGCGAGAAGCGCGAGCGCACGTTCGGCTACGGCGCCGGCAAGAGCCGCACGCCCCGCGTCCGCACGCGCGGCAAGTACAGCGCGGAGGCGTCGCTGACGCTCTTCAAGGACAGCGCGGAGAGCTTCCGTCAGCGCCTCGCGGCGAAGGCCAACGGCTCGTACGGCAGCGCCGAGTTCTCGCTCAGCGCGCAGTACTTCGAGAACGGGTCCGACTTCGTGAACGTGCAGCTCGTGCGGTGCTGCATCGCCGCGAACGAGGCGAAGGACGAGGAGGGGACGGACCCGCTCTACGAGGACTTCCCGCTCAGCGTCTTCTACATCACGAAGAACGGCCTGACGCTCTTCGACTCGAGCGGCGGCGGGATCGCCGGCGTCGTCGGCGCGATCGTCTCGGCCGTCGAGAACCTCTTCTAGTCGCGTCCGCCGGTTCGCTCCGGCGGCGGGACGCACACGCACCGGACATGAACAGGAGGGATGACGATGACGACGGAGATGACGGAGGCGGAGCGCGACGAGCTCGCCCAACTGGAGCAGGAAATCGCCGCCGCGAAAGCCGCGACTGCGCAGACCGAGGCAGCCCGCGAGCCGACGCCGCTCGAGGCGAAGCGCGCGGAGCTCGCCGCTGCGAAGCGCGAGGCCGCCGACGCCCTCGTGATCAGCGACCTCGTGAAGAAGTACGGCAAGCTCGGCGAGAAGATCGCCAGCGTGGGTACCCCCGACGGGATGCTCGTCGTGCAGGCGCCGAATCGGCAGTCCTACAAGGAAATGAGCGACGCCACGAAGCCCGGCATCGGCGTGCCGTTCGACTTCCAAGAGGCGTTCATCAAGCGCTGCCTCGTCTACCCGGACAAGGACGCCGCGACGAAGATCCTCCACGCGAATCCAGGCGTGATGGGCCCCCTCGCGAATCTCGCCGCTGAGCTCGGCGGGTTCCGACAGGTGTCGCTCTCGGGAAAATAGAGGCCCTCCAGGGGCGAGCTCGGGTGGACGTCGGCGTCGCTGCCGAATGCCTCCTGAGCCTGCTCGGTCCCGGGAGGGAGCCAGCGGAGACGGACGCAGCCAGCGAAGAGGAAGACGAGGACAGCAAGGTGGCGCTCGCGGAGATCCGAGAGGACAGGCAGATCGGCGAGGAGGCTCGCCGCATCGTCGGCGCGCGCATGCTCGCCGAGGTGCTGATCGTCCTGCGGAAGCGCGCGGAGATCGGCAATGGCTGACGCGTCCGCCACCTACACTCTGAACTTCGACGGCAACTTCGCCGGCGGGGCCGCGGCGGCGCAAGCGGCCGGCAACCAGCTCGCCGACACGCTCGGCCGGCTCGAGGCTGCGACGGGCAAGGCCGGCGCGGCGGCGGGAGGCGCAAGCGGCGCGGCGGCCAAGCTCGGCGGAGCCATGGGCGGCGCGGGTGGCGCGGTGGGCGGCGCCGGCGACAGGGCGAAGGGCGCCGGGATCAACCTGCGCGCCCTCGGCGGGGCGCTCCAGCGCACGGGCGGTGAAGCGGGCTCGTTCCTCGGGCACGGCGTCAAGCTGATCTCGCTCTTCGGGAAGCTGGCGACGTCGCCGATCGGGATCGCGATTGCGATCGGAGTGCTCTCGCTCGCGCTCATCGCCGGGGTCGCCGCGTTCGCCGCCTACGCCCTCAGCGCTGCCGACGCGGCGCGCACGCAAGGGCTCTTCGCCGAGGCCGCGACCGGCGGTGCCGTGGCGGGCGCGGCGCTCGAGGCGCAGGTCTACCAGCTCGGAGGCGTCACCGGCCTCGCCGCGGCGAAGCTCCAGGAGATGGGGCTCGCGCTCGCCCGCGGGGGCCTCGGCGGCGCCGCGCTCGCTCGCGCGTTCGACGCCGCGGCCATCGCTGCGTCCGCCATGGGCGAGGCCGCTGGCGGGAAGATCAAGGGCATCGCCGAGGAGGCCGCCAAGGCGAAGACGCTCGTGCTGAACAGCGCGAAGCTGCAGGGCACGGGCGTCGGTCTCGACGACGTAGCGGCCGCGCTCGCGAAGAAGATGCACGTGTCGCTCGGGCAGGCGCGCGACGCGCTGCAGTCGGGCACCGTCGCCGTGGGCGCGGGGCTCGACGCGCTCGACGACGCCGTGAAGAGCAAGCTCGGCGGCATCGCGGCGAAGCAGGCGCTGGGGCTCGACGCGCAGCTTGCGCGTCTGCACACGAACATCGGCTCGCTGTTCGCGGGGCTCAAGATCGAAGGATTTCTCGGGGCGCTGCACGAGGCGCTCAGCGTGTTCGATCAGACCACGATCTCGGGCAAGGGCCTGTCGGCCGCCGTGAAGGGGATCGCACAGCCGCTGATCGACGGCTTCGCGGCGCTGCTCCCGCTCGCGAAGCCGTTCCTCCAGGGGATGATCATCGTCGCGCTCCAGGTCGCGATCGTGTTCCTGCGCATCCGCAACGCGGCCCGCGAGGCTTTCGGCGGATCGGCGGCCAGCGCGAACGACATGGCCACCGCGGTCACAGTGGGCAAGGTCGTCATGGTCGGCCTGCTCGTCGTGATCGGGCTCATCGCCGCCGCGCTGATCTCGTTTGGGGTCGCCGCCGCGGCTATCGGAGCCATGGTCGCCGTCCCGCTCGCTCTCGTGGGCGCTGCCATCTACGGCGTGTATGAGGCTTTCGTCAGCGTCGGAGAATCGATCTCGACGTTCTGGGCCGGCCTCGACTTCGCCTCCATGGGCTCGGCCGTGATCGACGGCCTCGTCGCCGGCATCAAGAGCGGCGCCGCCGCCGTCTGGAACGTCGTGTCCGGCATCGGCGCTGGCATCAAGACGGCGTTCTCCGCCGAGCTCGGGATCAAGTCCCCCAGCACCGTGTTCCGAGGCTACGGCATGAACACGGCGCTGGGCTTCGCCGAGGGCGTCGACGCAGGCGCCGGCGACGTCAACGCGTCCGTGTCGAGCATGGTGCAGCAACCGCAGCTGCCCGCCGCCGCGCCGCGCGCGTCCGCCGGCGCGGGGCGCCCCGTGATCATCCACATCAACGGTGTGAAGAACGCCGAGCAGCTCACCGACCAGGATCTCTGGACGCGCGTCTGCAACATGATCGAGCGCGCGGCCGACAGCGTCGGCGCACCGATCGAGGTGACGCCGTGACGCTCTCGATCCCCGGCCTCGGCGGAGCGGCGGCCTCGACGACGCCGAACCCGCTCGACAGCCCCGACAGCTGGGATGTCTTCGTCCTGAGCGGGCAACCCTCGCCGGGGATCGCCAAGGTCACCGGCGGCCATAGCCCGCGCAAGCTCGACAAGAAGGACGGGCACGGCCAGTCCGGCGCGACCGTCACGTACACGGGCGACAAGATCTCGGACTTCCACGTCACGATCACGCTGACCGAGACGGAGGATTGGGACGCCTGGTGGGTCTGGCGGACGCTGCTCGCGAAGCCGCCAGCAGGCGCGAAGGCAACGGCCCTCTCGTGCTCGCACCCGGCGCTCTCCCCGCTCGGGATCGACAGCTGCCTCGTCGAGGACGAATACCAGCCCGAGGAGGACGGCGAGACGGGCGCATGGAAGGTCGTGATCGACTTCTGTCAGTACCGGAAGCCGACGCCATCGATCGGAACGCCGCAGGGCGCCACGACGACGGACCCGGCGAACCCGACGCCGCAGACGGAGGCGGAGCGCCAGATCGCCGCCCTCACCGCGCAGGCCGCTGCGCTGGCGGGGCCGTAGCGTGCCCACCTCGAGCCCCTTCGCTCCCTCCACGCCGTTCGCCACGCTGAACGGCCTCCGGGTCATCTCGGGCAGCGTGCGCGTTCCGGGCGTCGGCGCGTGGACCGCGGACGTGATGCTCGACGCGCCGCCCCCGGTCGCGCTGCCGCCCACGCCGCGCGCGGCCACGCTCGTCATCGGCGACATCACGCTGACGGGCACGGTGCTGCCCGACAACAGCGGCGCGTTCGCCGAGGCGGGCTGGTACCGCATCGTCGGCGGCGCCGGCGGCTGGGCCTCGCTGCTGGCGTCGCGGGCCTACCACAACGACGCCGGCATCCGGATCGGGGACCTGCTCACCGATGCCGCAGCAGACGCCGGGGAGACGCTCGGCGAGCTGCCGCCCGTGCTCCTCGCGATCCTCGTCCAGGGCGTCGACTACGCCCGCGCCGGCGCTCCCGCGTCCGCCGTGCTCGCGGAGCTCCTCGCGCTCGCCCTCGGCGCCCTGCCGGGACCGGTCGCGGGCTTCGCGCCGACGTGGTGGGTCGAGCTCGACGGCACCACGAACGTAGGCGCTCGCCCGGTCGTCCCGCTGACGCCTGGCACGGCGTTCGACCTCCTCGACTACCACCCGGACGCCCGGCTGCTCGAGCTCGCCACGGACACGCTGGGGGCCTTCGTGCCGGGGGTGCTGATCACCGACGCCCGGCTGACCACCTCGCTCGTCGTCCGGGAGATCGAGATCGTCCTCGGCGAGACGCTCCGTCTCCGCTGCTGGGTGGACGAGGTGGACGCCGTGACGACGGCGGCCGCGCTGGCCGGGCTCTCGCGCCTCGACAACCGCCTCGTGCGCGCCCTCCGCGCCCTCGTGCGCGACGCCCTGCCGCAGCTGCGCTACCTGCCCCTGGCCCGCTACCGCGTCGTCGCGATGACGGCGGGCCGCGCGGACCTGCAGGCGGTCGACCCGCGACGCGGCCTGCCGGACCTGCAGCTCGTGCGGCTCGCGCCAGGGATCGCCGGCGTCGAGCAGGAGCTCGCGCCGGGCGGCGTCGTCCTGGTGTCGTTCCAGGACGGCGACCCGTCACAGCCGATCGTGGTGAGCTACCCGCCGAAGGACGACGGCGCATTCGTCCCGGTGTCGGTGTCGGTCGGCTCGGCCACGTCGCCGATCAGCCTCGCCGGTGGCGCCGACGCCGTCGCGCTCGCGACGCCGATCTCGACGTGGGCGGCGGCGGTGCGGACCGCGCTCGCCGGCGCGACGCCCCCGATCACCGTGCCCCCGATGGCCTCCCCGGCGGCCGAGCAGGTGACCGCCACATGAGCACCGCCGCCCCGGCCGACTTCGGCACGGACCTCTCCTGCACGGTCGACCTGACCGACGACATGGACGAGGTCGAAGGGATCCACACCCTCGCGCAGGCCGTGTATCGCCGCCTGTACACGCCGCGCGGATCCCTCTGGCAGGACCCGCACTACGGGCTCGACCTGCGCGCCTTCATGTCGCGCGCGCTGACGCAGCACGAGATCGCGACGCTCCCCGGCGACGTCGCGAACGAGATCCAGAAGGACGAGCGGATCCAGCGCGCCGCCGTGCAGGTCGTCTCGGCGACGCTCTTCGAGATCGTGCTCTCGATCACGCTCACCACGGCCGCGGGCCCGTTCGCGCTCACCATCTCGGCGACGCAGGCGGCCGTCACCCTCACCAGCGTTCGGGGGGCGTGATGGCGGCCGACCTCCCTCTCGACGTCCTGATCCAGAAGCAGAGCAAGGAAGCGCTGCAGGCGAGCTTGCTCGACCTCTGCGCCACGTTCGGGCTCAAGACGACCTCGTGGCAGAGCGGCGGCGTTGCCCTCGTCCTGATCGGCGTCTTCGCGCAGATCGGGTCGGGCTTCTCTGGCATCATCGCCGAATTCTGCCGCTCGGGCTTCCTCGACCTGGCGCGCGGCAAGTACCTGACGCTCGTCGCCTTCTACGTCTTCGGCGTCCTGCGGATCCCGTTCACGTTCGCGAAGGGCGACGTGACCCTGACGAACAGCGGAGGCGGGCTCTACACGTACGCGGCTGGGACGTTCGTCCTCGGGCGCCCGTTGCCGGCCTCGCCCGAGGTCACGTACGTGAACGCCGACGCGTTCACGCTTCGTCCCGTCGGCGACCCGGACGCGACGAAGACGATCGCCTTCCGCTGCCAGGTGCCTGGCAACCGCGGCACGGCCTCGGCGGGGACCATCACCCGCCTCGTCTCGACGGCCCCGGGCGTCACCGCGACGAACCCGGCGGCGCTCATCGGGACGAACGAGGAGCACGACGCCGCGCTCCGCACGCGCTGCCGGGAGAAGCTCGGCACGATCACGCCGAACGGGTCGAAGGGCGCGTACCAGTACGTCGCGAAGACGGCGGTGGACGGCAACGGCGACTCGCTGGGCGTCACGCGCGTGCAGGTCCTGCCCGTCGTCGGCGACGGCCACGTCGACGTCTACATCGCGTCTCCGAGCGGCGCCGTCCCGCCGGACACCGTGACGTTCATCGACGACTTGATCCAGCGCACCGTGTGCCCCGACGCCGTGACGTGCGAGGTGCACAACAGCGTCAACGTCGTCGTGCCCGTCGACGCGATCATCTACATCTACACGGCCGCGAACATGTCCTCGGCGAGCGTCAAGGCGGCGGCCACGCTCCTGATGGACGACTTCTTCCGCACGCTGCCTGTGGGCGGGCTGCAGATCGTCGCGGGCGGCGCGGGCAAAGTGCTGTTCCGAGCCATCGAGGCG